CGGCTCAAATTGTTTGGACTGCCCGTTTTCCGTAGGAAATGGGAACGGGGGGTGTTATACTCACAAGTTTACTCAGTACGTTGGTTTCCTATCTATGCTTAGAAGCATATCCTATCAAGACCTTACGCCTTTGAATCGATCGAAACAAGATGAAATCTTGAAGATGTCCTACAACACCTATGTTAGGTTCGGGACGTATGGTGAACCTTCGCTGTTGCCTAAAGCATTGGTTGAATCTATTACATGGGTTGCCGACGGCTGGACCGGGTATACACATCAATGGGAGAAAAAGTGGGCCAATGATTTTGGTAAGTGGTTCATGGCATCAACACATGACGAGAAGGAGCAAAGCAAAGCACGTTCTATTGGCTACCGCTCATTCATTGCTACGACCATAGGTACTGAGAAGGCCGTGAGTTGCCCAGCATCTAAAGAGATGGACTACAAGAGCAATTGCGCTAAATGTGGGCTATGCAGTGGGCTGTTAGGTAAGGGCACGAAGGACGTGAAGATTCTGCAACACTAAATTTATAATTTATGCTAAATTCAAACGACCCGTCATTTATGGCGGAACAAAATGAATTCTATGCCGACAAGTGCGGTTATTGTATGGAGTACGTTGGTCATGACGACGAATGTACGAACACGTTCTGCGAAGGACGATGGCCCGAAGGGAGAAATTAATTTGTACGCTTTAACATTTCATTAACTCAATTCTAATTTTCGGCGGTGTATCATTGCACCGTTGAATCAAAAACAATTTTATGCTAACGGAAGACCGATTATGGGGCTATATGGCCGACTACAATGAGCGTTTCACGGACTATGGGTACGAGGACGACCAAGACCAGCAGTTCAAACGTGAGAAGCGCGAAGCAGACGCTCAAGACTGCTTGGATTTAATATGCAGTTGTTGTACTGAAAGCATATACTACGGCCCCTACGGATTTGAGAAACCCTATGACGCTGAAGACCATGTATAGACACGTATTTTACACTCAAAGCAGTGAACACGGCCCAAAAAAAATATGGGCCATCAAGCATTGCAAACGCCCTAAGGCAACGAAGGTATACAAGTACATGAGGCAGTTGTTTGATAGCGGTGAAGTCGCTGTTTATGGATACGATTACGGGATATATGCCGAAATAGAATCAAATTTTTAATGCTTATGGAAGAGATAGTAGTTTATATGGAAAAAGGTACCCAATCCAATGTTTTGGGGGTGATTTATGGAGAAGAATTGTACATGTCTTTGCTTCCTACGTTGGAAGCGTACGCTAAGGAAAGAGGCGCAATAATAACTGAAGAAGTAAAATACTAATTATGGCTACGAAAACTTATTGTGTTGCACACACATCAAATTTGCAAGAAGACAATTACTTGTACGCTTTGGAATCAATGGAAGAAGCGCAGAAGGTATTCGAAGGTGTGGTAACCCACATGAAGGAATACGCTACGGAAGTATACGAGGAGAGCGAAAGGTCGTTTTACTGCGAGACTGATGAATCCTACGAACGATGCTCAATATTCGTAATCGAGAAGCGAAGCCGAGCGAATGGCGCAATGGCTGTATATATGTAGGGACTACGTCCTTGGGGCATCATGTCAAGACAATTGGTTTGGTTTTGGTTCATGTTGTTGACTCGGTAGGTTCGTGACCTACGATGCCCCCTAATTTAATTGATGCTTATGGAATACATTGAAAAGAAAAGTAACTACGAGTTACTATCATTCGAGAATTGGGAGCGTAAATACAAGCCCATAGAAAACACAAAAAGTACGGGTATTTTCTTTTGCACTCACGATGAGGACGACATACAGTTCCTTAAAGAAAATCAAGACAACGATGCGTTAAACATATGGACGCTGGTTGATGGCGATGGGGAAGAATTATTCATTGATAGTGGATATCGATTTGTAAACCGCATTGAGTACTTGATAACGGAGGTACCGCGAGAATCGAAGGACATCTTGGTACAAGCAGAATACTAAATTGAATTTTATGTACTACAAACACTGTGAGAATTGTGCCTACGACATCGTAGATGATGAAGGGCAAATAATGGATCATGAATGCGCCGATGAAACGGGAGGCATACACATGCACCCTAAATACTCATGCGATTGGTACGTCATTGTAGACTACCAAGGGAAGCATGAACTACTGACATGGAAGGACGGAGATGTTATAGTCTACGGGAATCACGAAGAAGCGTGGGAAGATTTAGGAGTGAACGATATGGCTGTGCAATGGAATGTATTAGATGCACATCTACAAAAGCAAATTATTAATCAAATATTTAAAAGGAAAAAGTAAGCGTATGGACGGAATTGGATTACACCTAACCTCTAAAGAGGAGCGTGAGGAACGCATTGAAGAACTGATGCAACAAATAAGTATCAGTAGTATTGAAAATTATGCAGTTGAAGGCCTTATACGAGGCATGAAAATAGAAATGGAAAACATAGGCATTGACCGTGACCATGAGTTATATGGTGCGCTGTTAGATGAGTTGAATAATTACGATGGCTGGAACATTGCTTAGAGGTTTTAACATTTCATTAACGCAAATCTAAATTTAGGGGCCGTACGTTTGCCCCATCACTTAAAAACTTTCGTATGATAGAAAATCAGAAGACTTATGCACTACGCCAATTGACAAAACAGTTTATTGCTCGTGAAATGCTATACGACCAATATCGGGACATAGGAATAAAGTTCATTGTACAACCAAAAGAACATCACACATCGAATAGATTTGGGTGTGCTCAAAGCGTTGCAGAAAACCACATTCGTGCAATATGCAAGGCTTATAATGAATGGGGCATTTTTGACACGGTCAACGGCGATAGCAATGAAACATACCATGATGCACTTTTAATCCAGCGTGATGGCGCAATAGAATGCTACTTGGATGCATTGCATTATTCTAATGAAGCGGTGTACGATTGGGAACGTAATGGAGATGCAGAAGATAGGGAGTTTTTCGAAGCCAAATTATCTACGATATGGAATGATGCTATGCAAGAGGTATATGATGCTCTTGTAATCATTAACCAATGCGTAAAGGTATGTCGTGAGATGAGCCGTCTACCTGAATTTATATATGGATAGCATGGAGGACACAAAGGTGTACGTTAAAAGCGTAAGGTATTTTGAAACACGTAGAGGTTTAGGATACCAATGTAAAACCAATCTTGGATTCGAGATTTGGAATGATGGAGCGGGGGGAGGTACCTACATAGATGGTGCTGGGGTAATGCCTAACCGCGTTGTATACGAGGTGTTACGAAAGCAATTCCCCGATGCGGACTTGCATAGTTACGATATTGAAGAAGCCTTAGAAGGTTTGATTAATGAATATGAATCAGTTAAATAAAATGGATGACGATATGATGGATCAGTTTATTTTCTTTTGTAAGAAAACTATTGAGGAGAACCCACACCTAAAAGCAGAAGTCATGGGCTTCTTTGACTTAGCGATGATGGAGATTGAAGAAGGTGGTTCACAAGACCACGAAATTGAGTTGGCTATTAACGACATAGAAGAATTGTTAAATGAGTAATCAAGTAAAACTTATTGAGCAAATTACACGAGATGTGTATCATGCCCTGGAAACTGCGGAAATATTACACCATAGTTTTGAAGCACTCAAGTTACGTAACGCTGTTGAGAAACTTGCGATGCTTGAAGTAGAAGTGCGCCGTGAATTATCTATTGTTGAATTATGCATGAGGGATTTATCTCATGCTGGAATTGAAAACGATTAATGCTATGGATATACTATGCTTTAAGGACTTTGTAAAAGTTGCAAACAATTGGAAAAGGAATAACGCTCATGGTAACATAACGAAGGCGGACATAGCAATCATAACCGCTTGGTATGATGTAAGTGACGATTTATTTGCAGACGTCTTGGGATATTATAAACTTGAATGTAACGTTGACCAAAAAACATGGCGACATAATGTACTTTTTTTATGACTGAAAATGATTTTAAACCTAAGCGCAAACCATCTATGCTGGTGGAAGCGTTGGCTTGGTTCTTTCTTTATGGGCCAATCTTTACTTTCTTTTATTGTATTGTTCAAGTAATTAAATACCTTGCTGGAGTATGATACGTAAACGTAAACACATAAGAAGAACGGAAGCGTACCTACGTATGCTTGAGTTAGATCAGATTAACCTCACGCTATATGCAAGTAGGATGGGTTGGTCAAAAGATATTCAACATCAACTAACTAATTCTGCGCTGTTGATTCGTAAGTATCAACGTAGGCTAAGATTAATACGTATGTGATGGGAGAGTTTATGTTATATAAGGAAGTCGAAGGGATGAAGTACCCACAAGAAGACTTAAACATTGAACGCTACCATGTGGTCATGGTTACCCATGCACTACGTAAATACAAGAATGTCAAGGAAGCATCTAAGCATTTAGGTGTGACCGCCAGGACTGTATTCCGTATGATTAATAGATATAATATCGAGTATAAATTAATTGAAATAGATAAACTATGAGAAAAACAAACTACACGTTTGAAGTGCCTTGCACATTGACCTATGAAGTAGAAGCATACACTGAGGAAGATGCAAGAAGAATTCTGTCACGGGATGCTGGAGTAAGCATTACAGGTATACGTCACGTTGATAGGGACAAATACGAAACCGCAGAACTAATCCATAAGGAAGAACTCACGCCGAACTATCCCTTTGAAGATGGTGATACCTACTACACAATTGAGAAAACCGGTGCTGGTTACGAGCCTTGTGAATCTACATGGGATTCTGTGAGCGAAGAGATGCACGATGAAGATCCCGACACGCCCTACTTTATTAACAAAGGCAATGCTTGGAAAGGAGTGCGTCTTGTGAATAACATTGAAGCACACGACAAGACATATGCACGTTCGGATGACTTCATTGCCTATGAAAGGGGGCGTCAGCAGTACAATGCAATACGATTACTTGCAGAAGAATTAGGAGAGCCGGGGAAGAAAATAATGAACAAACTTCTTTGATATTAACATTAGAGTGTGTATTATTGTACAAATAAATTTATGCTATGAGCAATACTTATCAGTTTAAAACTACAAACATCAAGGGCAAACAGTACGTTGAAGTTAATCAACGGGTAATCGCCTTCCGTACTTTAAGTGAGTACAAAAACTTTTCATTACAAACCGACGTCGTGCAGTTAGATGCTGACTCATGTGTAATCCAGGCAACTATAACCAATGCAGAAGGCAACATCGTTGCTCAAGGAATGGCTCAAGAGGACAAGAGTTCATCTCGTATCAATCAAACATCGTACGTAGAGAACTGCGAAACTTCAGCGGTGGGTAGAGCACTTGGATTCCTGGGCATCGGTATAGAAACATCTATTGCTACGGCAGACGAGGTAGACATGGCTATTGCTAAACAAAGTAATGGTGCACCCGAAACAAAGCAGTCGTTGAACGAAGTGTATAAAAGCGCTGTTGATTACATCAAGGGAGGCTCGAATAAACCTGAACGTGCTCAACGATTAGGGCAGATCAAGACCAAGTACGGCACAACATTATCTAAGTCTCAAATAGAGAAGTTAAATAAATTGATATGACTAATGGATGGTTTGAATCTTTAGTAGATAAGACCGGTAAGAAGTATCTCTCTTACTCATCTATTAAACTTGCACTACAAGACATTGCGCTGTTTGAGTTATACATGCAAGGTAAACTTAAGAAGACGTCTAAGGCATTAACTTTTGGAAGTGCTTACGATTGTCTTTTGTTTACGCCCGAAGTCTTTAACGATCAGTTCTATGTGTTAGACGACGCTCATATACTCAAGGAGATTGGAGGTAAAAGTCCAGCCATGACAAAGAAGTACAAAGAGTGGAAAGCAATGGAGCAGGAGAAGGCTACCGGCAAAGAACTCATCAGTGAAGAAGACTATACTCAATGTGTGGACATGATCACTCGTCTTGATGATAGTGGTGTACGGCAGATATATCTTGAAGGAGATTTTCAGGTAGAGTTTCTACAAGAGATTGATTTTGACGGCATAACAGTTCCGGTACGTGGATTCCTGGACGCACTTGGAGATGGATTCATATCGGATTCTAAATCCTCACGAAGCGTTAAAGGATTCTCAAGAGATGTAATCGCCTATGGCTACGACATACAAGCATACATATACACCCAAGCATTTGGGGTGAAAGATTTCTATTGGGTAGTGCAAGAGAAAGCATACCCATATTTACCAGCAGTATTTAAAGCATCCGAAGAAACCCTTGACTTCGGTAAAAAGAAGGTTGCTAAAGCCCTCAACATAATCAAGTCGCATTATGAAGAAGGTGGCACAGCCAGTCATTTTTTTATTCAAGGGGAAATTTAATTCTTTATTGACCTATGTCAGAACAAGAAAAAAAGGACGTCTACATTGGATATGTAGGCGAGAAGAAGGAGTACGACAGCGGTGTCGTGAAGTATGATATCTCTTTTAAAGAGCATCAACTTGATGAGTTGAAGAAGTACCTTACCTCATCAGGTAATGTAAACATCGACTTCGTGATCAAGAACGATGGAGTTGCGTTCATGTCGACGTTCAATCCAAGAGCGCCGAAGAACCAGCAGTACACCAAGAACAATCAGAACGACACGGTCGCGGCACAGCCCGCCGGTGACTTGCCGTTCTAAATTAAGTAGGGGCGTTCTAAATTAAGATAACGCAAAACTCTTTTGAAAAGGGGCGCCCCTTCTTTAATCTTATTATCATGAGTAATTTCGGAAACGTATCAAAAGATGAGGTTAGAATTCCTAACACTTATAGTATAACTTATAATAGAAGAAGAAAAAGATGGCAACTAAAAAAAAGGAACTCAGTAGTATTCAGCGCGATTCAAAAGGTGGACGTGGAATTTTGGCACCAGGAGGTGATAAAAAAGAATTGTCTAATCTTTTAACGGGTAGGAAATACTTTGTTGAAATAGGTACTTGTTACTTTGACACACTAAACGAAACACTTGGTGATGCTGGGTGGCACGGCGTTGTTGTTGAGCCGGTGGTTAAATACCTTAACATGCTGGATCGTTATAACGGCATAACGTACATTAATTCTGCGATAGACGACAAACGTGGTAGTAGAGTTATGGATGTATACAAGGAAGACAAAGTTGAAAAGGATAACGATTATGCGGGGATGTCTACCTTCACTGAGTACACTAAAGAAAGGAACAAAAAGTTCGTAGATCAATACACCGTTAGTACAATAACGTATGAAGACGCTGTATTTATGGGTGGGATTCCTCGTGTAGACTTTCTAAAGTTAGATACTGAGGGTCACGACTATACTATATTATCATCTATTGACTTTAATAATAGAGCCTTACGCCCGTCTTTGATTAAGGCAGAAACAAAACACTATGATTCAAATAAAGTAATTGAGTTGCTTGAGAGTAATGGATACTTGGTGTTTGAAGAAGCCGACGACGTATATGCAATTGATAAAGTTGTTTACTTATGAGTGATCTAATGAAACAGTTTCTGAGAATCGCTAATGCGAGGTTAAGAAAGGTATACCCTAACAAGCAACAGAGAAAGGCTTGGGCCGCAAAAATGTATGCAACATGGGTGAGCCGAAAGAAGTAGTAGATAGTTCAGTCATAACAAAACTGATTCTTGAAAAAGTTTATGCGGATGGTGCTTTGTATGGTAAGCGTATAAAATTTCAAGACTACTACGACGACACCTTTAACACCAAAGAGAGATGATTGTATTGGTATTGGTATCTATAATGTCATTTACTTTAATTCGTAAAAATCACATACGTATTAAGGAGATAAAAAAAATCCTAAAGAGATATGAAAAATAAATGTACCGCTGTTAGCCGGCGTGCTATGTGTAAAGAAGTACGTGAGTACGTTGATGGTAAATTAGAGGAGTTGAGTTTACTTCATGCATCTAACGGAACTAAAAGCAAACATGATCCAGGATCAAGTGAATCTCTACGAGAGAAAGAAGTTATACTCTTAATGCAAATCGAAAAGGTTGCGCCAGAATATTTTAAAGTTATATCCGAGAAGTAATGGACTACCACACATTTATTAATAGAAAGAACAAGGCGATAATCGATGCTGTGATTACTGTGTATTCGAACCTGAATGAGGTTCACGCACCGCATCTATACCTAAGCAATCGCAATCGTGATTTAGTACAAACCCGGACATTAATTTGGTCTTACTTGAGATTTAATACCGCTATGAGTTACCAATCTCTTGGTAAAATATTCAATCGGGATCACTCAACAGTCATACACGCTGAAAAAACTCATGCTAAATGTATGGGGGTATATGCAAATGGTAAAACTGTAGATCCTGATTATCAAAGAAAGTATTTTGAAGGCATTGAACTCATAAGAGATTTAGTTGATGAGTCCGAAGTAAGCGATACTAAACTAAAGTACAAGGTAATAATATATGCGGACGCTCCTCAGAATTGGAATGAGTTTGCAATATTAAGTGCATCAGAAATAGTAACACTGCCGGTATGATGGAATTAAAGGAATGCACCATATGTGGTTCGGAGGAAGATGAGCAGTTTGTGTATGGAAACTTTGGGATCATGCCGGTAGCATTTTGTGTTTGGTGTCAGAGTAGTTTACAATCTTATTGCGATCACGTATTTCATATTAGAGAAGACCTGGAAGAAGAGTGTGATTGCAAGAATAAAAAGGATGAGTAAAGGCCAGGACATCTTTTATTACAAAGTCAATATCATATACCAAAGAAAGATTGGTAAGAAGATGCATCTCTTTAAGGGTTATGAGTTGGAGTGTGTAAGCAGAGCCAAAAATCTGCATGATCTAAATAGGGATTCAAAAGCATTATTTTTTTTAGAAAAATGCATGAGTACTAAAGTTAAAAAACATAACTTCAGGGTCTCCAAAATTCTTGTCCAAAAGAAGATTGGGTTCTCTGAATACCATAAAGAAGATTCCTATGTCAGCGATTTCAAATGAAATGATTACAATATTCTCATCGATAACTAACATTGATGACCCTCATTATATATCATTAGAAAGCGCATTAGATAGGATACGAGAAGGTAAGTCACAAGCAAAGGTTGATGAAGTCAGAGGTGGTCAAAGCGCTGTTAAAAAGACTTTGCCCGTTGCTTTGTTCTCCGGTGTGTTTAAAGGCAGAAGAGATGACGACATCCAGGGACATAGTGGGTATGTTATATTAGACTTTGATCACATTGATGTAGATGACTATAAGGCTTTATTAGGAACCGATGAACACATACGTGCATGTTGGAGATCTCCAAGTGGTGATGGCCTTAAAGCATTGGTGAAGATATCCAATAGTGAAAGACATCGTGACCACTTCCGTGCACTGCAAGCATACTTTGATAGAACATATGGCTTAGAGGTTGACCCTTCAGGTATTAATGTATCACGGGCTTGCTTTGAAAGTTATGACCCGGACTTAATTAGCAACGACAATAACAAAGTCTTTGGGGCTATGCTCTCTGAGAACACTCAGCATGAGGATATCACTGAAAGAAAATCATATACCGACTACGATAAAATAGATATCGTTGCTCGTATGATTCGTAAGGCACCTGATGGCGAGAAGCACATCACTCTTTTAAGAGCATCAATTCTATGTGGTGGATACATATCTGCTGGAAGAATGGAAGAGGATGAAGCAGTGCGTGTAATGCTACGTGAGTTACAACTACGTGACTCCGTTGAGGATTTAGATTTAGCCAAGAAGACTATTGTCGATGGGTTAAGCCAGGGCAAGATGATGCCTATTCGTGAGATCATCGACGATGAGAATAAGATACGTAGGGAGATGCGTATCAATGACGGGGACATGTCTTTCATTTCTTCTGATGACAGTGACTATGAATGGATTAATAAGTTTGCTAACGGAGAGATTGAGAAGGGTTTGACTACGGGATTTCCTGAACTTGATAAGCACTACTTATTTAAAAAGGAGTTTACAATTATAAACGGGCACAGCAACGTGGGTAAAACTACTATGGCGCTGTATCTCATGGTATGCTCTTCGATTAAACACAAATGGAGATGGATAATTTACTCCTCAGAAAATAGAACTGCGGCAGTTAAGATGAGACTGATGGAGTTTGTAGTAGACATGAAGATTACAGACATGCACTATGAAGAAAGAGTTGCCGCATACAAATGGGTAAACAAATACTTTACAGTGATTAGTAATGAGCAGGTATATTCTTACACCGATCTACTTGTATTTGCAGAGAAACTTATACGCCAAGAAGATTATCATGGTTTGTTTATTGATCCATACAACTCATTAAAGATGACGGTGTCAAAAAACAATCAAGTGTCTTCTCATGAGTATCATTATGAAGCCGCTTCAGAGATGCTTACGTTCAGCGTTAAGAACAACATGGCGGTATGGCTTAACACACACTCTATTACTGAAGCACAAAGGACTGTTGGGCCTGATGGCCTGCCGGTAGCACCTCGTGCCGCAATGACTGAAGGCGGCGGTAAGTTCGTGAATAGGGCCGATTCTTTTCTTACGTTCCATAGAAAAGTGTCTTCACCTGACTACGATCTTCGACAACGGACGGAGATACATGTACGTAAACAACGTAACCAGGAGACCGGAGGAGAACCTACCGCATGGGACGAGCCAATCATTTTAGAAATCAATTCAACTAAAACCGGATTCAGTGGTCTGGCCACCGGTAATAAAAGTTTTAAACCCGCAGCATATAATGTTGCATTACTGAAGTTATAGTATTATATTCATGGGTATGAATGCTTACGAAGAAATCGTAATACAATTACCCAAGCCTCCATCACTGAATAAATTCTATAGTGGGCGCCACTATGCAGTGCGCGTGAAATACAAGAAAGAATATTGGGAGTCCATAGCCGAAGCAATCAAAGATCACGATAAGTTCTGGGTTGATTCAATGGAGATACATGTGCGTTACAATTGTCGGTTTGATGTTGATAACGCTATATGTTGTTGTAAATTTTTAGCAGATTACTTACGTAATCACGGTTACATCCATGATGATAGCCCTAAGTTCTTCACTAAGCAGTCAACTCAGTATGATCCTGAGGTAGAGAAGGATAAGTTTGTTGCAACAATTAAGGGTTATGGATACAAAATCATTGAGTAAGATTTATTTCCTGGCAACCAGTAGAATGCATGATGCGGCTACTGAGTTGTATGAGAGTCTACACGACTCCTCAGGAGATCCTCGTTCTGACGCAGAGCGATTACACAACACAATCAGAAAGTTTAAAAGAGACATTGATGCAGAGTTCGATATGATTCGCTCTGTATTACTTGAGTATTATGATGACACTGATTTATCTTGATGGACTAAACGGTATTAACTATCATAGGTTAATGACTCCGTTCCTAAGACTTAAAGAAGAAGAAGGATTACAGATCCATTTCTTTGAGGACTTCAATGAGATGAAGGAGTGGGACTTGTCTCAAATAAAAAACCTTGTGGTATCAAGAAGGTGCAGTGTATCTGATCACAAAGAATTTAAAAAGTTCTTAAAGAATAATGACATCAAACTTATTCTTGATAACGATGACTACTGGAATCTACCTAAAGATAATCCAGCGTATGAACATTACAAAAAAAAGGAAGGTCCTAATATTACCAATACAATTAAAATAGCAGATGAGATCTGGTCACCATCGTCGTATCTTATTACAATGATGAAGAAGATTAATCCTGGCGCTGTTTATAGGCTTATTCCTAATACGGTATATGAAAAAGAACAGCAGTGGGCAGATCAACAGAAAGATGCAAGTCCGGATTTCAAAGTAAGGTTTGGATACCTTGGTGCTAATGGTCACCAGAAAGATCTTGATGAGATGGGTATGACCTTTGAAGACTACGAATTATACAGCATGAATCTCATGGACTATGCCGACAGACTAAAGGCTAAGTATCGTATGAACCCCGTAGACATAACTCAATACGCACAACTGTACAAGTTCTTTGATGTATCACTATCTCCACTAAAGAAGAGTGTATTCAATAGATGTAAATCAGAATTGAAAGTAGTTGAAGCCGGATACACTAAGACTGCAATTATAGCAAGCAGTGTCACTCCTTATAAAGAGGTAATCATACATAACGAAACCGGCATACTTTGTAAGTCTCAGTCTGACTGGCGCAGAGAGATCAAGGATATGAATATGACTAAAGCATGGAGGCTGGCTAACAATCTATATGAGTACGTCAAGGAACACTATGATCTATCAACTCTTAATAAAGAACGCTTAAAAGGATTGTCATGAACCGGCTACCTATCCCGTCTTATCTAAAGGAATATTCTGACGACTTAACTCTCAGAAGAATAGAAGCGAATAAGAAAAGATATGAGGGGACAAACAAGCAGAGAACCGGGACTAAAAAATCCTTACTACTGGGTGAGGTACCTCGTGAATATTATACTGAATACTTAGGTATACTTGGAGAGTTGTTAGTAAGGTACTACTATGAGATCACACCAGAGTACTCAAGATACACAGTGTCTACGCTGTTGAAACAAACAAAGGATGTAACAGATGATCCGGACATTCATGTAGTAAAGAATGGAGAGACTCAGAAGATCAGTATCAAGACTTGTGAGAATACATTCAAGGCAAACAAATATGCAATCGATAAAGAGGTCTCTGATATAGTAGTATTTATACTGTTTACCTCACCCGAAGATTACCTTGTAGGCGATTTTACACCAGCAGAAGTAAGAGGCTGGAACCTAAGATACGCATACTCACCTTATTACGAATTGAAACCCTAATCAAGGTATTTTGTATCTTCGAAGTTCCCGCAATTTCGTGGGGGTTAAACCTTTTTAAAGCCATTATGGAAGACTTCGAATCATTCGTATCGGAACTTGAGTCCGCTGAACAACCAACGTGTAATTTTGAGAACCCTTCAGACTGTGAAGCCTGCGGAAGTTGATCCTAAATTATATGATTCTTCCGGAAGAAACGAAGAAGAAGTAGAAGTAACAAAAGGTAAAAAGAAATCTTGTATACCTTGTTGTACCACCTGTTGCTGTCCTTCATAACGAGGGATGGCACAGGTACTTCTATTACCTGTACAATAGTATCGCTTTCACATATTGCATCTACCATGATAGTATCGAACGAACGTACAATGTTTACTTTAAGCCTATCCTTAGTAATAGTAATAGTGTCCCGCTGTTGAAGTGTTATAGTATCACGCACCGAGACCGGAGCAGTTACAATCGTATCCGTAACAACAACCGTGTCTTTGCTTAATAGACTGGGGTTTTTCTTGACTGCCTTTTTTAGGTGCCATTGAGCGCTGCAACTGCTTAACAATAGCGCTATGATTAATCCGGTTAGCCATTTCATTTATCTAAATTGATAGTTAATACCTGCTCTTAGGTTAAAGATATTTCTATCCCAGTACTTCATATACTCACCTTCAGTAAATATACCCCATCGCTTACCTAACTTCCAACCGAAAACAATACCTGTACTGTAGTCAACCCATTGATTCCCATCTACGTAGTTGCTATAAGAAAACTCTTCTTTGTCACCTACGTGCATGTGGTAAGGAAGAATGTTTAACCAAGAGTGTATCCAAAAGTCATCCTCATAGTGATAATAGTCTACCCCAATTATCGCAGACACAGACTGAATAAGACCAACACTATCTATGCTAAGTTTGTTGAATTCATTTACGATACCAGGGTAGATATATCTGCGGAAGTCTTCATCGGTATCAGCAACCTTCTCCCCTTCTGGGTCTAACCAGAACCAGTCGCCGTTATCTATCTCATCATCATTGTCGTAATCAATGCCATAGTAGACGTCTTCATAACCCATGTTGCGTACTAAGTCCCACCAAGGGTTGTGTGCTAAGAAGTCTGCTATTGGATTATATCCATATGACCTGTGTAAACGCCCGGCAACACCTGCTGAAAAATCTAACTCACCTATATGTAATCTTAGTCTTGATTCTACTTGCGTATAATTCAAATCAACAAGCCCTTGACTATAGTACTCGCCCTTTACCATAAAGTATTTAGCAAGGTATCTAAGGAAGTATCTTTGGTTTACGTATGCTGACCCTTGCTGACGACCCACGTCGTACTGAGCAAGGTATTCAAGTCCCTTCACAGAACCAACTGTAGCAGACAACGCTGTTGTAGACTCTGTTTGTCCGTCATAGAACCTGTTCTGTCTGTTCTCATAGTCATACCGAGCAACCCTACGTACTCCTATGGTTGCCTTATAATCAAACGGATTCTCTATAGTTATGTTTTGAAGATCCCCGCCTTGAGTTACATAGTATTCTTTTTGAGCAGGCATTGGTGAAGAAGCAAAAGCACTCGTGTAAAATGTAGCGTACTTAAATATACCCCCCACCACCTGTGCCTGGGAGAATATGGAGGACAGTACAAAGAAAGTAATTAGTATGTTTCTCATCAGAATTTACTTGCTCCAGTTATTTTATCAATGACATCCTGTATATCCTGGTGTGTAACAGAAAGGCTTAACGAAAGACCTGGCTCCCACCGCTGTATCTCTTTACCGTTTTCGTAAAGTATTATTGTAGGAACAGACTTTATGTCTGCGTATTCTTTAACCTCAGCATCATCAATCCATGCGTCGATAACCCGGGCGTCACTAATTTTTTTTAATGGTACGCTGTTGCTAGAATTAAACTCAGCGTTATAATGAACCACCACCAATCCCCTGATCGGTACCTTGAAGGCACACAGCAGGGTGAATGCTATGGCGAGGGCAGCCTTTTTCATTTCATCTCGAAGAGACGCCCCTCTATTTTGTCTAGTTGCTTCTTGATGTCATCAACATCCGACTTGGTGTTCATGATTGTGGTGCGTATCAACTCATCTTTTAAGTCGTACTCTGTTCTTCCTATCACTGGTGCAGGTAATTCTTTTGCCTCTTGCACCTCAGCCTTTAGGTCAAAGTATCCAAGGCTAACTATCACTGCGCCGCCGATAATCATACCAACGGTCTTTAGTGATAGCCCTACTACTGTGTCCTCTGATATTTCTTTATTTATCTCCACCGGACTTAGCAAATTTTTCTAATCCAGCAATTCCAAAACATCCTATCGTGACGTACACGAAAGAGTTGTAGACACCTTCATTGATTACTAAATCCTTTCCTAACGCACCTGTTACCAGATCAAGCGTCATGACACAAACCATTACAGCAAATGAAAGCGCACCGAGAATACTCTTCTCGTTCCAGTCATTGCTGTCTTTAAATATTTCTTTCCAACTCATTACTTGCCCGATGATCCCGAAGAACCAGACGATCCAGAGGAACCCGATGAGCCAGATGAGCCAGAGGAACCCGATGAACCAGACGAACCAGACGGGGAACTAGCCCCCGAGCCATTGTCGCTCTTGCCTTCGCAGTATTTACTTTTTCTTTTAAAAACCTTTACGGCTAGCCAACAATATAATTTCTTTAATCTTTCCATTCTACAAATATAAGTATCCTATTTGGGAAGTTCGAGGTCGTACTTCACATACATAGCCTCCTCTGGGCTCTTAGCAAACGTCCTGTCAATAGTGCTCTCTACACTAGAGATGATACTGTAGTTGCCAAACTTAGCAGAATAATTAGCAGCGAATTGATACGCTCTCTTTATCTCATCCAACCGCACCTGTCTGTTGACCTTTTCTGCATCACTCAATGAGGTGTAAGGCTTGCGGAAATTCTGCTCGCTCATATTGTAGTAGAACTGTCTTGCTATATCAACAGGATAGTCTCTAAAGATTACGGCAGTAGATAACTCAGCCGCTGTTTCAAGGGGTTGCAACTCTATGTCTGGGTTTTCCTTCGCTTCCTTCATGCGCTTGCGATATGCACGAGCGATGTAGTTAAAGTTAGGCGGTATAAAAGTCTCCTTAAAGATATAAGAACCATAAGCATCTGACCACTCCGTTAGGTTAGGCCCAATGATGTACCTGTGGAACCAACCTACGTCATCGTTACTAAGGATTGGCCGTCCATAAGAGTCCTTTCCATCAACAAGATTAAAGAGTAATCGCGCTGCAAGGTTAGGGTCTTTGAAATCAGCGGCTATACTTTGTAGCATATTGCTTCTGGATATACCGTTACGTCCATATATAAGCCCTTGCAATTCATCGTATGGGTCTTCCGAACTCATGTTAGCAAATCGAATCTTACCGTCTTTGTCCATCCCTACAGCGACAATGTTTGAGCCCTGCATCCATGGAGGTAATACATAATTAGTAGACCTTGCTTGTTGTCCAAGTTCATCTTCCTCGTCGTCCTTCAATAACAAACCTGCTATGGCTTGATACCCTACCTTAGATAAGCCGGCAAGTGCGAGCCCCATGCTTAGTGTACCTGCACCATCTGTCATGTACGCACCACGTTGTGATTTGGTTAGGTTCTCGTTAGTCATAGCCTGTCCCAGATCTGCAACTGCATTACGATAGATGCTAAAGAAACTACGGAAGGCTTCCACACGGAACGAAAGGAAGTCACCAACAGGTAACTTAAATAGATTGCGTAATGACGGATGTATACGAGACATGGTAGGCATGTTCTGCTTGATACGCTCGGCTGTCATCTCGTCCACCTGCTGCTTCTGAGCAAAAGAAAGTTCATCGTATGACTTACCCTCGGGATTAGACTCAAGTCTCTTAGCGAAGTTCTCACGCTTAGTGAGGTAAGCAATCATCTTGGTATAGTCATCAATGAATCCATACTGATAGGCGGTACGTGCTGCCTTTATACCTAGTTCCTGCTGTGCTTTTTTCACCCCTGCTGGTAACCACTTCCACGCTAACTCTGGCGACACACCTTCCAATTGCTGGATGAATGAATCATTGATGTCACTAAACATACCCATGTTTGGAGATGAGCCAAGCAATCCAAGTTCTCCCATGCGGTCAAGAATTTTTTCATACTCTGGATCTAACTCACCGTCCTTCATTTTCTTGAACCTGTTCCTCAAGTCTTCCATTGCAGTAAGCCCTCCTCTGTGCTTATTAAATGGAAGCACAAAGTTTGCTCCTAAGAAATACCAACCACCCATGATGTTCTTTCTCCAGGTAGGTAGGTTGTATAGTACACGCACACGACGCATCTGTAACAGAAGTTTATAGTATCCTTGAAGAACCTTGTTGTCAGACTGATACATCGGTGTTTGCTTCAGCATGCTAACGAAGTCATTCTTCACAGCCTTGCCGCTCATTGGAGATTTCTTCTCCTCAATAACCGTATAGTTCTCTAGAAAGTAATCCTTTAGTTTGTCTTCGATGTAGTCAATACGATCTGAAGGAAACGCAGGGGTTTGACCATCTATTAGTTGACCACCTGTTCTTGTATAGAAATCATCAAAGGACTCTTCCTTACCCATAAGGCCCATGTCACGTGCAATTTGAGGAACCCTTACACCAAGTCTTTTCTCTGGGTCTTTAGACATGATGGCACGTACAATCGGAGTAGTAACAATTAAATCCCCAAGGTCACTACGCTGTGCAATCTCATTTACTCTATCCACCAGTGTGAACTGTTGCACCATGTTGGTAAGAGTAGCAACGGTTTGACTGAACTTAATGTATGGGTCTTTCTCTACGCCCATGTAGTCCATCAACTCAATAGGTAAGTCTTGACGCTGTTTTAATTTCTTAGTAGGTATTCTTAGTTTACCCAAGTCTTTAGTGCCTGCCAAGCCTTCGCCATATCTACCTTGAGATTCTCGTGATGCTGCCTCTATGTTTCTTAGACTATCCTTGACCCTGTTCTTAACCTCTTCTATCTGAGTTGTCTCTACGAACTGAACAATGTCATCTAACTCATTCATATCAAGATTCCTTGCCTCCATCTCCTCAAACATTTCATCAGTGAAGTTGTCGTTTTCATATATGTCAAAAGCGATGTCGTATATCATGGCATCTACCATAGATTTCTCAGCGGCTGCTCTTAGTTGTGGGTCGAACTTAAAGTTGGGATCAGTAAACGCACGATATGTTCTTGTGCCGTATGACGCTGTGTTATCTATAATAGTCTCCTGCAATTCACTGCTTAGGTTATCAAAGACAGCGCTGTTCTGTATAGACTCCTGCATAGAAGCACGTATCGCTGTTAATCTTCCAAGTTGTTTCATCAACTCGGGGTTTATTTCTTGCAGTTTATCGAAGGCTTCTCGTCTTGTCTCTTCCTTTGCACCAAACAGATAGTCATTAGACAGGTCAGCCACCTCTTGTCTCTGCTCGTCTGGTAACTTATTTGTTATCTTATTTATCTGACGCAACGCAAGGTAAAATCTATTAATGTGCTGTACGTTTATAGACTCCGAAATCTCCAATGCTTGAAGCACATCTCTACGTGTTCCTCTAAGCCTGTCTATACCAAGAACCTTCTCGAGTTTCTTTGCTAATGCGTTTAGTTTAGGGCCTAGAATTCCGGTTAGTTTTTCTAGAGGATCAAAGGTCTTGTCGTAGTTCTCTGGATCTGGTATACCTGCCACGTTTTTACTTGGCTCTACATCCATCTCGCCCGTAGGCTTTTCAAACCCGTACTCGTCCTTCTCTGTTTTTTCCGTAGTCGTTGGTCGCTCTCTTTGAAAGCGTTCTGTCTGCAAGGATTCGGCCATAGGTACTTGACTGATGTCTGCACCAGCACGTACAGCCTTACTCATTCCTTTCATGTACTCAGAAATATCTTTAGCCAGACCAGCCTCTTCAAATATCTGTACACGATTGCCTGTTATCTTACTTACGACACCATTTAAAAACGCTTTGAGTTCCTCGAGAAAAGATGCTTCAAAAACAATTCTTTCACTACCGAGTAAGCCACCAAGTTGAACCATAAATTCCTCTGACTTGTAAGCACCAGCAGATTCTCCATCCTCACGCTCCATGTATCGCTCCGCAAAAGCATTTAACTCCTTGACATTGCTCTCGCTTAACCTACGAATCACAAGTTTCCTAAACTGATTGAAGTCAATAGGTCTGTCGTTAAAAAACTTTGAGAATATCTTGTGGTAAACCTCATGATACGCAGTGCCTTCTGCTGTATATCTATCTACCTTACCTCTCTGAGATAGGGATTCATCTGCGGATGGTATAGACACTATAATAGGAGCGTCTTTAGTGCCTACTCTACCAGAGGTTATACCAGCAGCATTTTTTAAATCTGCTTTTTTAAAGCCAGCCGCTTTACCCGCTGCGTAGAAACCCTTTCTTCCAAACCCTACATTGAAATCTTTAGAGTCTGGATTCAAAAGTCTGTAGGCCTCACTTGCTAACACAAGTTTGCTTAGTATCCGCTGTTCTTTTATAGGTATCCTTTTACCGTCGCTATATTTTCCTTCCTCCAGCATTGTTCGCAATGCACCCGCGTCGTTCTTATCAAACAGGTTAAAGAAAACTCCTTTCTTCCTGTCTCTGTTGTATTTAAAATCAGTCAGCGCGTCGGCTACACTTTTACTTCTTGATTTTCTACCTACTTCTTCTTGGCGTGCTTGAAGTATTCCACTAATTTGAGCCTTCGCTCTGCTTGTTTCCGACTTGGGTACGTCCCCAAGTTCTTCCCCGACTTGCTCTGCACCTGGTACTTCTTCGGGCTTAACTTTTTTATCATCTGGTTGCGCTTGTGTTTGCTCTTCTGTTTGGCCCGACAGCAACTGGTCTAACTCTTTGGCTGACTGCTCCATCTCTTCTTCGATAGCAGCCTTTTCTTCCGCAGTAATATTACCTTCCTTTAATACTGCCGCTGCTGCATTAAGGTCACGCGTTAACTGGTCTGCTATTTCTTCTTGTACCCCCTCTAGTTTCATAACTCTCTCAGAGGTTTCTCTAAGTAGGCTGTACTTTTCTTGTTTTAGTCGCTGTAGTTTAGCGTCTACGGCTTTCTTTGTGGTTGGGTCTTTCTTCTTAGACTCTCTAAGTTTTTGAATCTCATTATCTATAGATGCAATCTCCCCATTGTTAGCCACAAAAGATATCTCATTGGCTACAGAGAGTTTCTTCTGATCCTGTTCTTTTGCCCAGTCTATGTATGATAATTCACCAGGTGTTTTACCGATGCGACCTGCAAGATTGTAGGCCATTACGGGTGCTGCTGGGCCTAACTCAGCGAATGCCTCGAGTGCTATGTCTCTTGGTCTGATTTCCTCACCCGATATTACCTGTCCCGCAAACTCACCAGTACCCCCAAGCCCTGCTTGAACCAAGGTTTCTGCCGCAGCCACCTTCATGGCTCTGTTTGTCGCTGATTTACCTACAGATTTTACGAGTACGTTACCTACTTTACCCGCAGTACCCCCCGATATAGCATCGAATACCGCGATAGGGATACCACGCTTGAGGCCTTTCTCTCGTGCCTTAGACATTATTCTTTGGTCACGTGATGCTTCCCTTAGTTGATCTGGAGAAGTGACGTCTACGCCCTCCTCACGAAGTACATCCATAATAGAATGACCATACTCAAGAGCCAATGATGTTCCACCAAAGTATCCTGCTATAGCACCAGTAGTTGCACCTGCCGCTGTACCTGCACCGGGAATAACAGAGCCTACTCCTGCACCTACACCAGCACCTGCCGCTGCACCTCTGACACCAGTCTCATACGCAGTAGCCATAGAGATTAATGACTCTGGTATAGTGCGTATTACATCAAGCACAAAACTACCTACAGGATTATCGGTGTCGTATAGGTAGTCTTCTTCTTTTGGTGCGTCTCTTTGAACTATGTTGTTGAGGTAGGCTATCTTTTCGTAGTCCATCACCCCTGTGATTTCTGCCTCTTGTATTTCGTTAGCAAGAATACCACCAGATACAGCGCGATTCCACAATCTACCTAACTCACTTGGGTTATCGTCAATGATTAACCAGTGGTCTTTCATCTTGCGATTAACAGGACGTTGAGACTCTATGGTTTTGTAGTATTGACTGGCTAAATTGTACGCGTCATCAGACAACTTACCCTGCATTTGCTCAAGGGTAACACCGCGTTCCTGTGCTGACTTTACAGCATCTAACAAACCAGAAGAAACCGCCTTTGAATCAGAGTCGAGTCGAGTAGATAGAGATACCGTACCGTTTACCGAAGGCTCTGATGCTGATACCGAAGGACTGGCGATCTGAGAATCTTCGGTACCATCTTTTTTTTTTGAAAAGAAATCTTGTGCGACAACCATTGCGTCATCGCTAAGTTTACCCTGCATCTGCTCAAGGGTTACCCCTCTATTGTACGCGGACTCAAGTGCTTCTAATAACTGCTCGTCTTCCATTAAATATCAATTTTCAATTGTAGTCTTAATTCATTGCGAACTTTAGCCAATTCGTTTTTACGCTCAGTAGGTGTCATCGTGTCCCATTTTCTGCGTTGACGACCATTGAGTTCAACTGTCTCGCTGTTACGATTTACTGCTTCATCCATGATGAAGTTCCGCTGTGCTGGCTTGCTCATGTCACTCCACTCGTCTACTGTGATTTCAATTGTAGGCTCTGCAGTAGAACCTTGTGGACGTACAAACTGACCTGCCATTGTACCTTGGTCGGATGTCCCGACACCCTTGGGAGCAGCAGGGCCTTGCATTACGCCTGTTTCGCTTGTCTCGACTTCCATTTCACCAAGGACATTTATATCTCCCTGGAAGTTTTGCTGTGGCTCACGACCCGCAAAGTTTGCCGACCACATAGGTAGCATATTGTTGTATGTCTGACGAATCTTATCTGCTTGCTTGGCGTTACTCAATCCATTCAACGGTATTTCAGATGCGTCTACCACTGTTCTAGCAACGTGAGTTTCAGTTTTATTACTCCTGTTCTTTACTGACTGATTAGTTCTAATAATAGCAATCATCTTCCCGTCTTGGTCTATACCAATGCTCTCGATATAATTTTGATTACCATTCACGTCTCTGTACATAGGTTGTGTGCCCTCTATACTCGCGTGAATTGCCATGTTAGCGTTAGCCAATTCTGGGTCACTAGTTTTTAAAACATTTCCATTGGCGTCTGGAGTAATAGGTGGCATGTATTGTAAATCACCAGCCTCTACAACAAATCCACTGTACCCAGAAGCGTTCGACGCTGCCCTCGATTCTTCTGCTTGTATTCTTGATTTGGTTCTGTAGTCAGAGAGTTCCGCTTGACGCTTCTCCCGCTCTGTTGTTATATCTTCAGCCAACATATTTTGCAAAGAACCAGTAACATACTGCGCGTACTGACCTATGTATCCTTCACGCTCTTCATCTGATAGGTTTCTAATTTTAGAAAGGTCATCCATAGAACCGTTTAAACCACCGAGTTGGTGGAGTACGTATGCAATGGCCTGGTCTTCTTCTTGTTGTGACAGAGAATTACTATTGAACCATGCGGTAACACTGGAGGCTACTGAATCTGGGTCAATCTCTCCAGATCCACTCATGTCGTAGAAGTTATTGATACCACCAGAGGTTTTCAAGTTCTCCAGTATCATGCCTGCTGCTGCGTTAGGAGCAATCTCTGGCAAAGAAAATCTTCGGAACTCATTTAGTGATGGTAATTCACCCGCTACTAAACCTATGTTTTGAGCACTCACCTGTACATTACGTGCATCTTCTAATTGAGACATTAAATCAGCAGGGTCATTGTATGCATTTGGGTCTGCTAGTATAGATGCCTCTAAATCATTAACAGTGTTTGCGTATTCAAGAGCATCGGCAGCGTGTTGCTTGTAGTTATTATACAGCCGCTGTCTTCGGGCCTTTGCCTCAAGAGACATATCTCCCTGATCCAGGTCGGATTCAATAGCATCCCACTCTGCTTGCAGTTCATCCTGCATACCCGTAGTGAAAGCACCACGTTCCTGTTGGAACTGGTTAAGGTATTGTAGTTTCTTCTCTTCTTCTAACTCGCGACGGGCCTTGGCGTTTCTGTACACCGCACCATAATCTACTTGTGGTACCTGGCCCACCGCCATGAATGTGGATGTATCAGCCATTATTTAAATTGTTCTTTGTTTAGTAAGTTACGAACGAATTCGTGTAGTTCGGTATCTCCTGCCTTAGAAAGTTTACGCATTTCTTCAGCCTGCTCTGGGTTAAATATGTATTCTCCTCCAGTCATCTCCCCGATTTTTGCTCCCTCTTGAACGATATCTATAGGATTGTCATCATGCGAGAACTCTCCTGGTGTTTTCTGAATACCACCTTCTTCCATTGGTCTGATAGCATCTAGTTCATCAACCATTTCATCGGTGATAACATTTGATTCATCCTCCAGTATATTGAAAGATGCTGCTTTATCTGCCTTGGTCTGTTTAGTAAAATCTATAAGCCCTTGCTGTGTTCCCTGCAGAGCAGCGTTAGACATAGCGGTTAAAGCATCTGTCTTCGGGGCAACAGGATTAGTAGCAGGTAGTTCCAATGCTTCTGGCTTCTTCTTTTTAAATCCAGTTTTTGCAACCGAGCCAAGAATTTCTGCCCCACCTTGGATTGCAGTTGATACACCACCTATAGTTGTTTGTCTTGCTGCATCTGCTGCACGACTAAGCCTGTTTAAGTTAAGACGGGCCTGCTGGTTTTGACCTGCGGTTAAAGATGTTTCGTCAAGCGTAGGGACGCTGTTAATAGCACGATTCGAGGCTAATTCTGTTGCTCTCATTAAGCCAGGTGTTGCTGACTGAAGAGCACGAGCGCCACCCTGTGATGCTAAACGGTCTGCCGCTGTAGCCTGTGCGCGTAATGCTGAATCCACACCCGCTTGAGCATCACTTGTTTGACGTGCAATTCTTTGGCGTGCCGCTTGTGATCTGATTGGGCCAGTGGCTGCTTCGTCTGCCTGTGCCATTTTCTTTTTGGCTTGACGCTCTTGATACGCACCGTATGCTGCTGTACCGAGCCCTGCCGCTACATTTATTAGGCCTCCTACAAAATAATTTTTCATCTTTTTCATAATACAAAAATACTGATAATACTATTGCCCTTGCTGGTTGTGTAAATTGGACTTAGTGTATATAAAGTTTATAGCATACAACTCATGCTTTGAGGTTGTGGAGTTTACAAACCTGCCCTTCAAGTAATAGTCTCGCAAAGAGTCACCTTCAATAGCAGAATTAGCAATCAATACAATCTCATCATTAGCAGTAACACCACTTACGGTTCCGTTACACTGTAATACTTTCTCTCCATCAAGGGCTGTGGCATATAGATTTAGTGGTACCAGATTGGCCCCGCTAACTTTAAATAATGCTGTTGTTACACCCAGCGGAAATCCTATACTGTTAATTGCGTTCTTAAATGTTATCTTATCTGTAGCAATAGATGCCGCAGACCCTAAGCCAAAGACCTCAGACGTTCCGCTAATGGAACTAATATTTGCTGTTGCTGTATAAGACACATTGTTAGTTGAGTCCTGGTGTAAGGGTGCGTAGTAAAACCCTTCTTTCTCCTCCCATATAGAAGTAGCAATCGTGCTTGTTTGGTCAACATTAGTTAGTGTTACACTCCAATCTTTATTGTCACCCTCAAGGCTTACCGCTTCGTAGACCTTGACCATAGATGGATTGAAGTTAGAAATACACTCTACAATACTATCTCCTGCAACACCATAGAATGTATTACGGGTAGCATCTGGATTATGCTCATATATACCGCCGTTTTTAAAGGTGTATAACCTGTCGGAAAGACCTATTATATTTTCTGCTTGATAAGAATATCTTGTGCTCCAGTAATCAGACTTTACATCATAGGCTATAGTGAACTCTGCAAGAGTCTCTGATGTATTGCTTATAGTTAAAGAAGATTGACCTGCACTATCGGGAGTTACCACACCAGTAACCTGATCGTATCTCCCTGTATGATACGCCTGGTAAGCCGATGAGGTAATTAATATAGGTATGCTTGTAGTCACGCCAGTAATGCTCGGAGATTGATCCTCAGACAGTCCTACGATAGGGTTGTTAGTCAAGGTGTCGATAAGCAACAATCCTTTACCTGCGTCCTGCCATTCCTGTTCAGCACATTCCCAGTTTACAGCGTATGTATTCCAATCAAAGGTTAGTGAGTCATCATACACAGCGCTCACGTTGATTAGATTGCCGTCCTCGTTTGTTTTACCAAGTCCAGTTGCGGTTGTGCCACTACACGAATCATCTATTGAAATGGTGCTCGAGAACAAAGCGGGTGAACTAATGATGTACTCATAGTTTTCGCGGTCTACTCCTGCTATATACTTTCTGTTTTTAGCAGATGGGTTAGCCGAGAACATTTTGTTTTTAAAGAAGTTGTCTACCAGTTGCTCACTGATTAGATCTAGTCCACTCTGGAAGTTTATACGAGCAACCTTGCCCGCCTTAGCGTCAACAAAGAACACATACCCTCTGTACCACGACACGGACTCCGGGTTATTGTTACACCCGTATTCTCCGACATAGTATTTCACCGGGCCGAGTATCATATTAGTAGCAGTCAAAGATTCTCCATCGTTCGCTGTTAATATGTTTCTTCTTACGGGTACTATACCTGCTCTTCGCTCATGTATTACGTACAAGAACTCATCGTATGGTACTAAAGATTTTATGGAACCGTAATCGTATGACAGGTCTTTGTAGTTTAACTCGGTAAGATTAAAAGAAGATAAGCCAAGTCGTGTGTTCTCAAATGCAAACGGCTCTGAATAAGTAATAGAGCCAAACCTTTTTAAGGTGGTCGCTGTTGGGAGATATGGGAAAGGTTTACCTAACGATGTGTAGTTTGATTTATAAAAGTCACTCACCCGTGGGTCTTCTACAAAGTCAACAATCGCATTCTGAGAATAGGCTTGCGCCATGTTTCTCCATACATCACCCTTTCGTGGTGCGCTTCCGTAAAACAGTGTGCGCAATCTAAAGTACGAGTCGCCCTGGCTAAACTGAACAACAGACCCTGGGTTGGTTACGGCCATGCTGTAGACAGTGGTAGGATTAAATGTCCCAGACTGTACTTCTCCGTAAAGTTTAAAAGGATAAGTTGTATCGTCATTGAAAATAACATTGCCTACCTTGATTACAGCCCCGCCAGGGATTTCTATAAAATCCCCCTTAAAAACTCTTTTATCTACTTCAGCAACAACAGTGTTTGGTGTACCAGCGGATACTGACTCGACCTTGACGCTTAACAATGTGCCTGTACGTTGAGTCTGGGGTAATCTACGGTTGTCTACAGCAAGGTTCTCTCCTATTTCGTAATAGAATGTTTCCTCAAACGCACCAGACTCTCTGTATATTTCTATCACACACTTGTTGTTCCATTTTGAAACCCCTTTTAGTATGCTCGTTGTGTTCCACTCTTGTGTATTGTTGTCCTCTATAACAAGGAAGTCTCCTGTTGTGTTTTGTATAGCGGCCTTAGAACTTCTGTCTAGAAGAGGGTTTGTTGCAGGATCTGCAATAAGCGTGACGGTCTTAGCGACCTTCCAGGTTGACGTTTCTTTTAAGTCGTCACCATACCTAACTATTCTGATTCGGTCACCCTCTGCGAATCCGTAGTTAATTAACGCTCCAGTTTGATTGTCGTATGAATTCGCTCTACTCTGTAATGTACCTAGAGAAAGGTATATGTTTTGCGAGGAGCCAAACGAACCAGCGTCTGCGTCATTTAACGCAATATAGGCACCTCCTATTGAGTACTGTACTTTGTTTACTATAGACCCCTGTCCTGCATAAACTATACTGTATCGTTCAGCCCAGTCGGGACAAGTAAAGGTGTCATCAAACCGAACAACTATATCTGCTCTTCCATCAAGGGAGTTCTCGTCTGAGCGATTGTTTGTGTGCTCTATAAAAACCTCATTGTCTAAGGGCTGAACACCGGCTGGTCTTCCTTTGTCGTCAAAAAACAAAAGCCCAAACTCATGGCTAGAACCAGATTTAAAGCAGCGATAGCCGTCCATTTCGTCCTCATCAATAAGGAAGCAGCCGCCTGGATTGACCGAGGAGCCAACCCTGTCTACAGTGAAAAATTTTCTTTGAGTCTGAGGGTTGGTAATTTGCACCCATTCTCCGGCTAAGTTTTGCACTCTTCCGGTAAAATCAATGTCGTTAGTAAATCCATCTATGTTTCTTTCTAACACATCAAACTGAGAGACTACCTGATCGCCGTTTATAATTTGAGACTCACGTGTTCCAAAAACCAACTTGTCTACCTTGAAGGTAACATGATTCATGGTTACGCCATAGTAGTCTTTAGTGGGCACAGGGAAACCTGTATCTACTCTTCTTATCCAAGCGTTTCCTGTTCCTTTAAACGCTGCTGATTCGTCCGTAAATGTGGTCTGTCCACCTGTAAATAAATTACTAAATCCAGCCTCTCCGTTTTGTGGAGTAAACTGTATTGGATATAACCCCTCAATAGTTTCCCTAACTAGCGCCTTTACTTGAGCCTGGGTTGTACCTTTTTTTACTTTGATAATTTCCCTTACCTGCACGCCGCTACTCACAACCTTTATACCCCCTACAATTTTACGTATGGCTATGGTTTTTTCAGTACTGTCTGACGTTCCTTTTTGAGCAATAAAGGTTACAACAGGCGGGCTGTTCAAAAATCCACCATCTAGGTCTACTGCTGCTTGGTTTATATTGCCATCGTTTAAGTAACGTATTCCTGCTAACGCCTTAAGTTCAGTTGCTTTAGAAAGATTTTGCGAGGTACCTCCGGTTTCATTGTCGTAAACCCGTATTCCTGGAGCAAAACTTGTAAAATTGTAATCCTTGTTGTTGCCTTCGTTGTTCCTAATAACAACAGGCCCGTCCTGCCAGGAGAAGGAAAGCAAAAGAGAACTATCCTCAGATATGACTGACGGTATGTTTGCAAAGTCTACAGAGAATTGATTTTGGAAAGCATCATACTTCTCTATAGGTATGTTAAAAGTGTTTGGTTTATTATAGTAATTAGGCACCGCTGTCATTCCACCTGTACCTGTGTTTGGATAACCATCTGTGTATCCCCCGTAGAACAAACGGCCCTGCGACATCGCTTGGCTATCTGCACGCTGAGGTACATTTGAGTATGTATTATCCTGGACTATAGCGGACAAGCCTTTATAGTTAGAGTCGTTACGGAATGTGCGAACCTGTGTTCCTGATCCGTGCACATTAGGTATGCTTTCTATCAAGAAAAACGCGCTGTCCTTATCACCCTGTCTTGCGTAAATGTTAATGTTCTTTACATCAAGTTCTGAGTTTGTTACCGTAATTTTTATTTCGTTCCAATAATTTCTTGCACCAGCATCTATGAATCCGTCTTTCAATTGGGACTTAGATATAGCCAGTTCAGAGTATGGGCTTAACGCTGTTTCCTCTCCGTCATAGTACTCGTATTGATACGCAAACTGAAAGTTCTTTTCGAATATGTCGTTCTGAGGATAATCTGGATTATTGTTGAATACTGTTGTTGGAGGAAGTAATGGAGGCTGCTTTGCTACAGTGATGTAGTTTCTGCGTTGTTGAGTTGTCCCGTTAGAGAAAGTGCCAGGATACCCTCCTGCTCCAGATATACTTTGTTCTGCTAGGGTAGCGTTTATTTTCTTAGGCGCCGTCTGTCCATCATTAAAGTAAAGCAAGATATCTCTGTTTGACATCTCAACTATAGACGCATACACGAAACCATCCTCAGTAAAATTAAGAACGGAGTCTTCATAAACTAGGTATGTCTTCTTGGCGTTCTGGTCATAGCGAAGTATCGTATGATTCTGGTTGCTGTTCCAAACAAAATAATACACCTGTGCTGCGGAATCATCACCGACACTACCGATAGTGAGATTTGTACCCGAGGGCATTGAGCCGTTTTCAATACTTGCTGAACGATGTGTGTTACCCCATGAGTTTTTTAACACAAGCGCCTCACCGTCGGCGTCGATAGACACACGAATGTTTTGCGCATCCGTCATTTCCACTCGGGTAACTAGACGCTCATCATCATCTTTGTTTAGAGAGCGAGGAAGTAGTTTATCTATAGAAGCCATCTATTACGCTTTAGGGCTTAGTTTGAAGTTTCTGCGGGTAACGCTCAATGCATCAAACTTATTAAAGGACTTGAGCCTTGCGTTAGCCAGGCGTCTTTCATTATAGTATTCTGCACGTGCCCGCTGTTTCTCGTTAGCCGGTACGCTGGCCTTGCGTTGTATTGTGTGGTAGTAAACATATGCGCGTAATGCTTGCTCCGCAAAAACAGGGACGCAAGGATTGTCGCATTTGGCTGCATCTGATATATACTCAAGAACAACTTGTGTTGTATTAGATACAAGTGATATCTCTATCCGACATTCTTCCCAGTTAATTCTGTACTCACCAGCACCTTGACCACCGCCAAGACCGTAGAGGCGACCCATTGTATTCTCATATAAAAAGTTTCTAAAAACATAGGAGTCAAAACCAAGTAGATAATCTGGAATAGCATCAGCGGGTTGATCTGGTAGTATGTTCATGTTGGGGTTTTCTGCAAACACATACACCAACCCATCGTTTCCAAGTTGACCAATCTTAACCATCTCCACGAAGTCAGAGGGTAAATCAACTGTGCCTAGCGATTGGTTTACGTCCAACAGAGTTGTCTTAATATTATGAGACATGTCAAATCCAAATTCACGTATGCCTCGCAACGCGTATTGACGTAACATATAATCAGATGCGGCTGACCCGTAGTCATCCATATCCACACTCATGATGTAATCGTTGATTACTTTATCTACTGTAACGTATGCCTGGCTCATTATCTACTTTCGTCTTTAGTGGTTTCTGAAGAGCCGTAGTTGTACACATCGCTGTCACGTAAATTTACACCAGCAAGTGTAAGTATCTCGTTGACGAGTTCAGTGAAGTACTGCTCTGGTAATTCAAAGTCCACACTATTGGCTGAAGAATAAATCTCTACACCAGCAACAGATGAAGTATAACCAAACTTAGGGGACTGTGATGTCTTTGCACCAGTGTCTGGAAGAATGCCTTGTGGTACTTTGTAATATCTTAAGTTAATCTTAGCGATGCTCGTATTCACATTTGGAAATACCTCTATGTCGTTTGCTATTAGAGCGACAGGAGCGTCATCAGAGGGTGCTGATAAATCGCTGTTAAGTATTCTGTCAATGTGGTCTTCATTGTATACAAGAGATACTAGTGACTGCTTCTGTACACCGAGAATCTTTTTCCCTATAGTTGATATAGATATGACACGTGCAAAGTCACTTGGTTTAGCAACCGTTCCGCTCGAAAGGGTTAATTCAACCTTCTTAGCGAAGGTCGATAGGTCTTCCTCTACTTTTTTTGAGAAGGCAAACTGACGCGGGCCATCAATAGCCATGCGGCGCATTCTGTTTGCCATTGATATATCATCAAACAATCTGTTGAACAGATTCATCTGTGCCACACCTGCGAACTGATTAAATATAGAGGGAGTTATAAACCCTCTCTGGTCTTTGTTCGCTATATCTTTTACTGCTTTATATACTCTTTCTACACTTGCCATATGCCTTGAGGCTTTGTAGCAAATATACGAATAAAAAAGGGGGCCTTACGGGGCCCCCTTTCTTGCATTAACCGATTCTCATTACTATGCCTATGTACTGAGATAAGACAAACTTACGAAAGTTTTTCTAATCTAGAAAGGAGTTCTTCGTAAACCGGAACGCCTTTCTCAGTGAGACAGAAACGAACCATAATATCTACAGGATCCTGCCCTGCAGGAACTGATAGAATTAATCTGCCGCTGTCAAACCAATATACTCCGTCTGGCTTTGCTGCCAAAATCTGGAAGTCTGATCCTTGAATAACAGCGGAACGTACTTTTACACGTGGGTCATCGAACATTGATATAAACTGAGCGGGGTTTGTTTTAGCCTCTCTCAGTAACTCACGACGAATCTCAATCATCTTCTGCTCGATGTTGATGCCAAGGGCAATCGCTACCGATAAAATCTCATCAGAGTCTTTATTGCGAACCAACGCAATAGCATCGTGTGTTAAAAATTCTTGCTCTACTTGTTCTTCAGAGTCTGTGCTGTTGTCGACAAGTTTGAATTTGTTACCACCATTAGCCACATTGCTTGGGTGCTTGTCTAAGAACTCCATGAGGTTTGGTTGTGACACGTTCACCGCAAGTAATCCGTTATTGAAAGCAATATGAGAACGTCTAGCACTTGGGCTTTGTTCTTCCTTATAAATACTAGACTCCCCTGGGCAGTATCTAATAGCACGCACAGTGTTTGACTCTGCGTCGAATACTGTTGCCTCTGTTCTTAGTTTGAATATGATACCTCCACCTTTGATAATCTCGTACACCTTCTGTGATGGAGCGGTAGGGGTTTTTTTGATAGCGCTGTAACCCTTCTTGGGCGCAGTCTTTTTATTTGCCGCAGGTGCAGCCTTTGCTTGTGTTGCCATTTTAATAGAATTAAATAATTAAAAAAAGGAGAGGGGCAACGCCCCCCTCCGATGTTTGTTCTCCTTATGCAGTGATAAGGATGTGTTGGTTTGCTGCACGAGTAACCAATGCACACTCAGAACGGTAGTTGAACTGAAGGCTATCTTCGTTGGTGTTGTTTACACCTAAGATAGAACCTGTCATCCAGTGCTCCATTTCGCGAGAGTAACCGTTAGTGTCTTTGTAGTTTAACTCCAAAGCAGCAGCACGATCGCCTGTCTTAGGATCAACAACAGTTGTTAACGGAATCATTGCTCCCAAGTAGTGTGCGTTCGCAGAACCTAATAGTGTTGGTTCGTTCAACAATTTCCAAGAGTGCTTGTGGAATGTGTATCCACCACGCTTGAATGAGTCGAAACCAAGTTCTGATCCACGTCCACCGAATGCACCGATACCAGTGGTTACGTTAGTGAAACCTGCAGCACCATTTAATGAAGCAACCATGTCGTCAATCTCTAATGCTTGAGAAGAGTTTACGTACATAGCGTACTCTGGAGCAGCACCTTGCTGGTCTAGTGTTTCAATCAACGTGTCCATTTGAGTGAACGTAGTGATTTCACCATCTTGTACAATACCACGGTCTTCGATAGCAGCGAAGTAACCTTCACCCGCTGTTGGGTTGCCACCGATGTTTGTAGTTGTCAATGTATTGGTGATTGTCTCACCTAGCAACAACATCATTTCACGCTTGTCGAGGAAACGAGCACGAGTGTCCATTTCTCCTTTTACGTACCAGCGGTAGTCGCCGTTACCTACGTTAACCCAACCAATGTTAGTTGCTTGAGAACCTGTAACCTTGAATACTTCCTTGATAATGTTGTAAGAGTTTGTACGCTTGATTACGTTTGACTCTAGGTAACCAGCGTTCTGATCAGATCCTTGAGCGAACAAGTTACCGATTACTGGAAGGTTGTAAGCACCAGTCGCTGCAGTTGCACCGATGTTGCCACTTAGAATCTCAACAGTGTAAGAAGCAGTAGCAGCGTGACCAATCTCACCTGTTGGAGAGATAGCAGTTACGATACCACGCTCTTTGCCGTTCCATAATACAACGTCGTTCAAACGCAATACGTTAGCATCACTTGTTGCTTTAGTTAAAGTCAAGGTAGTAGCCGCTGATGCCGCTGTTGCTGCCAAGTTAACTGAAGCGTAAGAGTGTAGACGAGTTTCTTCCCAGTACTGTACAGCGTCAGCAGTTCCGCTTGCGCGTACTGCACCTGTAAGACTTAAGAAACCTGTAAGTCCACCAGAGATTTGCTGGTAACCATAGGTCTTAACCAATTGGTCACGGTTATCTGGTGCGTTGATTTCGTCAATGAAATCAGCCAACGAAGTGTACTTCGCTGGGTCAAGGCGACGGAATACCGCTGCTTTGTTGTCGTTAAATACCGGAGGGTACGAATTTGCCATGATAATATTTTTTTATAGCAGTTATTTTAAAAACATTTGCGGACGTCCTAACGCATCAAGTACTTGTTGTGTTAGCGAGTCCTGTTGACTCATATTAGGATTAGCCTGCGGTTGTTGCGGGTCTATGTTAGCAGCCTTCTCAACGATGGTACGCTGACCATCACTAAGACCTTGTGAGTAAATGCTGTTTAGAATTTGTGGCAGATTGTCTGTCACTGTTCTATGCATGTTCCACAAGTCGTGATCCCATTGACCTTCACTTCCAACATACTTATCGAAATACGAAGTCATGTCGCTGTTAGATTTACCAAGTTCGTTTCGATAATCTTGCGGTACCCCAAAGTTGAATCCTTTACCACCTGGTAAATCAAAAGCAATTTCGCTTAATTCACTAAGTGATCTTTGATTCGCATTGAGCCAAGAATCATCGAAGGGATTTGGTTCCTCTTCGGCTGGTGTAGAAGCCTGCACAGCAGGTGTGGTGTAATCATTACGGAGTTCACCAATACTGTTGCGCGCCTTCTCTGCATCAATCTTCAACTGCAGGTTTGCAAGTCTTACTTCTTCGTCGTTATACATTGAGTCATCGGTCTTATACTTAGAGTTGATTAGTAAATCAATCTCGTCGTTTGCCAATGATGGATATTCACTTGCCATTTGTACACGCATCGCAGTGCGATCATCCATTTCGGATGGATCTAATGCCTGGTAGCGGAACCAATCTTCTGGTGAACGTCCAGTCTTCTCAACGAAGTCAGCAATAACTTGAATTCGTGGGTCGATTTCTGTTGCAGTTATTGATTCAGTACTGTCTACCTGCTGTGGAGTCTCTGTTTGCGTTTCGCTCAGAGCACCAAAGAAAGTTTCGAGTGCTGATAAATCCTCATTAAAAGAACTTTGCTCTTGCTGTACAGGGTCTGGTGTGGACTCCTGTACGGGAGCGGTTTCTTGTTGAACCTCTTGAGCAGCGGGTGCAGGTTCTGCATTTGCTACTGGTGCGCTCGGCTCGGGCGCTGTTTGTTTCTCAACCGGTGGCTGTTCGGCCTGCGGTTGTTCTGGTTGCGCCTCCTGTGGCTGCGCTTCTTGTGGTGCAGAGTTATCTCCACCTGGCATCGTATCCGAGATACTAAAGCCAGCGTCTTTGATTTGCTGCTCCATGTTTGATTCTACACTGTTCATTTCAAAAAAATTTAACTGATTGTTGCAAAGTTAAAAAGGAATTACTATGTTTACTGCAGTGAAATTTTAACCGATTTATTATGAAACATTTAATTATGAGCCTATTACTCCTTACTGGAGTAGCAGCAAATGCACAAGAAAGTATCCTCGATTTAGCAGCAGGATACGAGTACGAATTGTCAATCCCATTTCCTGGAGACACCATTGTTCACATCGACTATGTTGACCTACCTACAGAGATGCAGTTAGCACAACCGCACAGGATTGTAGAAGATTTGAATGGACACAGTAGAATCTTCTATCACAAAAAGTGGAGAATCTCCTACCACGTTTGGTACGGACGAAGAGAGACAACTACTATCTCTAGAATATAAAACGAAGAAGGGGGCTTAACGGCCCCCTTTTTTTATTCATCATTGTAACACAGATATTACATTCTGCGTCTGTCAATTTCTCTGTCAAACAAATCTTTTGCCGCTGTCATGGGGTTCAATCCTTTTTTACGAGCCGCATTTAAAAGTTCCTCTGGTCGCATACCACGTGGGCTGATACCTTCTGCGTCTAACAGGCGTGCCGCTTCTTTGACAGCAAAGAACTTTAAGAGTTTTCCAGCGTCTTCAATATCTTCTTCACGCTGCTCTAAAAAGTCTTGTCCGGCATACTCAAAGTTTCCACTTGTAGAATCTTGTATTCTGTCGAGATCCATTTCAGTAATGACATCTTCGTCTTCACCAGGCATATTACCACCCATGCGGTACTTCATTACGCCTCCCATAGCGTATTGGTCTTTAGCCCCAGGATTAAACCCTGCTGGTGCGCCAAGCATTGTTTTGATGCGCTCTTCTACTGAGCCTCCGGCAACATATTTTTTAGTGCCGCCTCTACCGGCATTACCATCTACAACAGAGTCGCTGTTAGATGCAAGCATATCGGCAGCCATCTTTCTTTGAGACGGATCCTTTAAAAGCGCCTTTAGTAAGCCACCGCTTTTGTACATCTCTTTCATTCTGTCATTCATAATACTATGTGTTTGTAAGGCAAATTTAAGTAATGTTTTGTAAGTTTACTAAAGTGAGTTACGCAGATGTTACTATAGAATATGGCCCGTTTACGCGCAAAGGATGGTACTCCATAGAGGGTACTGAAGATCCGTTGTTTGTCTCTACCGTCAATGATATAAAAAAGTTAGACCTGGGAGAATATAAAGCGTATGTCCTAGGGGGTGCTTTAGAGGGTTGGCTTACATGGGATATCGATATAGCACTAATAGGGACGCCTAGTAAAGAGGCTTACGATTTAATGTGGAAAATATGCGCCATTGGTTTTACTCACGGCATATACATAGACATACAGTTAAAGGAAACTATAGATAATTGTGTACTGAACTGTGGTGGTATAGATAAGTGGGACGGAACATATATAGAAGAAATGTCTTATGAAATAACAAACTACTTTAGTAACAGTAGTGCTCCAGAGGGAAACAGAAAGCATTATAAAACAGGGCCGTTCGGACTATGGTTTCGGTCAATACAATATCCGTTTGAGAAAAATCTAAAGAGACATCAAGAGGGTCACAAGTTTAGAAGCCCTGTTCCTATAGAGGAGTTATGATCGGTACTTCTTTACCTTCTTCTTAATTTTATCTGGTTGAGCAACGAATTGCTTTCCCTTTTTATTACCCTCTGCTTTCGCTTTATTGGTTGCGGCTTTCTCTGCTGGTGACAACGCCTTCCATGCAGCGTCTGGTAGATAGCGCTTCTTCCCTTCCGACTTACTTCCGTCAGAGGTTCTCCACTTTTGCTTTGTCCATTTCTTTAAGGACTCTTGTGATTTCTTAAGCGCCATTAGTTTTTGTATCCACCTCCTGCTGCCTTGTATGCTTTGGCTAACATTTGTGCTTTACGTGCAGACCACTGCCCTGCATTACCTCCTTTGGTTCCTGCTTTTATCCTATTGAATATACGCTTACGCATAGAAGGCTTAGTGTAATTACCCGCCTCGTTTACTTTGGACTTGCCTCCTTTTCTATACTTCTTTACCATCACCACTTTACTTTATTAGCCCAGTAAGCGGCAGACATCTTTCCTTTCTTAATGTTCTTAGCATGACGCGCTTTAAATGATGCACGTTTCTTCTTCATTCTGTCAGACTCACCAGACTTTGGCTTGCCCGCTGTTGATGCCCCTTGCTCTCCGAAGCGTATAAGTTTAACCTTATCTCCTTCTTTGGCCGCAACAACATGAGATTTCTTAGAGTGATCTGGTGTGCGCTTAGGCTTGTTAAATCCTTTTAAACCGTGACGCTTTAGAAAATTTGCATACTTACTTTTTGCCATAGAGCAAATATAAGCATTATCGTTTGACCCCAGGTACAGCGAGGTGGGTCTCGAGTTTCTTTACTATCTCCATAACCTTTTCGCTTTCCATGTGGTGCGATGGTATTAGTATATAAAGCAACCTTAATTGCTCTGTCGTTAGGTCTATAAAGTGTCTCATACTATGGCCTTTTACAAAACGATACCTGTACATATCGCTCTCCCTTAACCACAGGTCTTGCTCCATGAAGGTGTGTGACTTGAGATGGGTGAATCGCTATGTGTCCAACCTTCCCTTTATGCAGGGCACTCTGTCTACTAAAATAAGTTCCTCCTCCTTCATACCCGTCGTTAAGAGCAAGCACACAAGATATGTCTGCAGCATCGTGATGCAGGTCAAGATGTCCTTGTACAGACTCTTCGTATTTTATAATAAAGGTTTCAGTATTCATTACATTCCATCCCTTACCACTTAGTTGCCATAAATGTATTGCTGCCGGGTACACATATTCTTTTAGTATTCTTTCATAGTACCAGTGCAAGCCTAGTTCACTAATCAGCATATCTGTAGCGGGATAATATTCGTGTCTGTCCTTCGTCCACTTTCCAGAAGCATTTGCCTCTTTGATTACTAAGTCACAAAACTCCTCTGTGAATAACGGAAACGTAAAGACGTCCGGTATAGGCTCATCTACTATCAAGTCAAACTTCTTCAACTTTGCGCTGTATGTCAAGAACTTTTCCACGAACTCATCGTAAGGTATGTTTCTCAAAAAACTCTTCGTATAATCAAATACATTGTGTCCCATAGATTCCTGGTCTTTTTGTTTAAACATGTGCTTGTTTTTTGCTAATGCAATAGCGCGTGTATCTCTAGTGATGTATCCCAGATCACCTCTAGGATGTTCTGTAAATGTTGCACTAACAAACTCGTCAATAGGAAATATGTAATGATTAAAGTTTTGCTCTAGCAACAAGCGTATTCCCTCACGGGTAAGTATATAAGAGTGAGTACAGTAAGTTAGTTTTGGCTTTACATGATTCTCAGAAAGAACCTCTGGCTTCTCAACAAAATTACAAGACAGGTAGAACAGAGTCCAATCATAGTCTGTCTCCAATTCCTCTTTGTTAAACTTCCTTGTTACCTCAAAGTCATCTTCTAAGATTAGTATCTTCTCATAACCCTTTTCATAAGCATCCTTCCATAATCTCCAATGAGAAAGAGATGTGCCTGCTTCTCCCGGCAAAACATTTCTGTCCCACCATTTATTTTTATGACCATCTATTTTCCAATGATTACAAACCTCGTAGTCAGTAGGCATGTTCTCCCCGGTATGCCCATTGGTTCCATGGAATATCGTTACAGGACTCATCATTCCAAACTCCATAAATCGATTACGTAGTTCTTGCTCCTTCTCGGGATGGAGGGTAATGATGTACGTCATGTCTACAAAAGGAAGGGGAGGTGTGTTCTCTAGATTAGAGTAATCAATAGAGTCCTTTGCAGTAAGTGAAGGTATGTTTTCTATAAGGCCATACCATTCCTCTTTTACCTTACCCCAGTCTTTGGTCTGTATATACTTCTCTACCGCTGTCCAGTCTTGTATCTCTTTGTTAAATCCATTGAGCGTTTCCTCTAGTCCAGCGATTGGGTTTGCAACCGGAAGAACCTTGTGTGCTAACATCTCTAACGCAGTAATACAAAATGTTTCATTGTATTCTGTTGGGTAATACCAGGTTTCCATTTGCGACAATAGTGCGTACAGTTTTGTTACAGAAAGGTTACCGTGATAGATTACGTTTTGCATTTGCTCTACACGCTCTGCGAAATGCTTTTCATAATACTTCAATCCATAAGAAGGTGTAGATATGTGAAGTTTATTTGAGCCTGTTGAATACTTAAGTTCCCAGTCATCTAGAACTCTGTCTAACCCTCTTTCTGGATGCGAGGTGTATACATAAGATCCTGGCTCTTTCTTAGAAACTGGCGCGACATTGCTTACACTTATACCATTGCCTATAACCTTGATTTTATCTGGGTGTATCACAGCCTTCTCTTGAATAGAGAAAACTTCTTTATGCCAGTTCGTTACACAGACAATCACCTCTGTTTCATTGTAAGCCCGCTGTATGTCGTTATCCGTCATGCGCTCACCTTGATACCAGTAGTAAGGGAGTTCGTTGTGTAGCCAAAATATCTTTTTAGTTTCTGGGCCTACGTCATAATATTTTAAGTAATGTAGATAAGCCACACCTATTAAAACATCTGGAGTTCCAACATCGCTTACATTCTCTAGAGGTGTATAGTATACATCTCCACCACCAAGGTATTTGTCGTGTCGTTCTTTTACCATACCTACAACGTATACCGAGTTATTCGCAACAGCGGCAAACTGCTTGGCTAGATTCGCTATACATTGTTCTGTGCCTCCCAATCCCTCTGTGTTTGAGTCCCATGGTTCAGCGTAGTATCCTGCGTGTATTACTATTTTCATCGTTGTGTATTAAAAAAGAATGTTTGAAACAACCTACCCGTATAAAGGTCATTACCAAAGTAATCCATGGAGGTATGAAACAAACTACCCTTGTAGAGTATTAATCTGTTGTATACGTTACCAATGCTACTTGCTAATTCCCATTTAGTCACATCCTGCGCCTGGTTATCCCACGCTGCATCTTCACCAGGCGTAGCCGGCTCTAGAAGCCCTGTTGCTTTATGTTTATAGAATCCAGTGCCTCCAGACAATGGTGCATCTGGTGTTAGATACAACACGCCAGCCCATTGGGTTCCACCATCATAGTGAATCCAAGACCTGTCTTTCGCTGTTGTTATTTGGAATGCTGCATTGTAACCCTGATCTGACCAATAGGTTATAGGGCCGTGCAGAGGGCTGACTATACATTCGATTGTAGCCTTTGTGCTATCTGTAGAGAACGACTTTGTTCTGGCACCAGGGTAGTTTCCCTTTTGGTCAAACGATTGTTCAAGCGCAAAGTTCCGAACGTCATCCACATTATCATAGAAGTCATCTACGACATAAGTTTTAATGTCCATTGAATTAAATTTGTATCACTCAAGATACAACATCTAACCCACCTTGTCTAATGTAGAGTATAAAATGTTTTGTTCCTCTTCCTTTATTTGAATGGTAATCGCCTCATCTCCAGTTGAAACCAATACATAAGGAACATCGCCCACGAGCCCATGACCGTCGTAGTGATAGGAATCGGTATCGCCCTCTTCGAACTTGAATACTGTACCAGAAATAAACTCGTCTCGTGTCATTAGTAATATGATAAAGTGGATTCATTAAGAGTGGTAATGTCTTCCTCAGATAGGGCTTCATCAAAAACCCACATGTGACCAATCTGTCCATTGAAATATCTTGAGTTTTGACCCATAGACAAATACAACGCATCAACAGAACCGCTTCCGCTATCGAATGACATTGCTCCTCCTGATCCGCTTAAGAAAGTCATTCCGCTTGCTTGTCCTCCGTTGTAAAAAGTATAAGCCCAGTTTGTTGAACTGCTCGCTGAGTTGACGCTGTTAGATAATATAAACGCACACAACTGCCATCTTCCTGTTTGCAATGTCCAGGATGTACCAAAACTACGGCGATCTCCCGAACCCGAACCCGTACCATCACCGCGCACCGGACGAATCTGTCCATCGGGTCTTAAGTTAAAGTGGAATCCTTTGTAGGGACTGTTGTTCCCTTGACCCGTGGCATCTGTTGTAAGAAAGTTTGTATTGTTAGAAGGGAGTGATTCTACTTTTATCCAAAAGCAAATCGTTGCGTACCCGCTTGGATTTTGTTTATATGCTGTTCCACTACCTACGCCGTCAAAGTATGAGAAATCATTTGACCCATCGAAAGACAACACGCCTGTATTGTCACCCGTGCTTGTTCCATTATTATTTAAAGATAGTCCTGGCCCAAGAAGAGTTGTAGAAGTATCTCTATAGGTTTCATACTCGTTTGGAGGATGATACCTAAACTTCATACCCAAACTATCATAACTCTTGAACGGGTCAATTTTTATGTTCGTCGCAGTATCGGTAGTAGCAAAAGACTGATTGTAAATATCGTTTACCCCAAAGCGTAATTCGGCTAATGACTGATTAGCGCTATCAGCCTTCCCCATCTCTGTGTAGATATCTCTAATAGAAATGTTGGTTGTTCCTAGGGCCATGCTTGTTTATTTAGGGCGATTATTATCTATCTCTTTTATGGCTTCAATCAACAGCGCAATAATCTTTTCGTATTTAACAGCGTAGTACCCGTTGCTTCTTTGGGTCACAACCTCTGGTAATACTTCTAAAAGTTCCTGTGCAATAACACCTACATCATGTCCGCTGTTTGGATGCAACTCTTCATTCTCTATCCAGTCAAATCTTACACCATTAATTTTATGGAGTTTATCGAGAGCCGACTCAATAGGCTTGACATTTTCTTTAAACCTTTTATCTGAAGTAGCAAATGCGACTACATCGTTTTCTGCGTGAATGACACCATCAGTACTCGGCGTAGTTGCTGACAATCCAACTGACAGTCTTTCTACTGTTAGCAAACCTGTACTGTTATTAAACACCATGTCTGCACTACCTGCAGCACTACCACTGTTGTTGTATAAGACCTGTGTATTAGAACCCCCTACTGGGCCTAATGCACCTTTCTGTCCCTTAGATCCATCAGAGCCATCAGAACCCGCGGTACCTTGAGCACCTTTAGATCCATCTGAACCGTCTGAACCAGCAGTACCTTGCGCACCTTTTTGTCCCTTTTGTCCTTTGTCACCGCCAGTACCAGAAGAACCTGGATTACCCTGCGCACCCTTTTGTCCTTTCGAACCATCCGAGCCATCAGAACCAGCAGTACCCTGTGCACCTTTAGCACCATCAGAGCCATCGGAGCCCGCAGTACCCTGTGCACCTTTCTGCCCTTTATCACCGTCTGTACCAGCACCACCTTGAGCACCCTTGGCCCCATCCGAACCATCAGAACCAGCCGTGCCTTGTGCACCTTTTTGTCCCTTTTGTCCTTTGTCACCGCCTGCACCAGAAGTACCTGGATTACCTTGTGCACCTTTCTGTCCCTTAGAACCATCTGAACCATCCGATCCCGCTGTTCCTTGTGCACCTTTCTGTCCTTTATCTCCGTCTGTTCCGGCACCACCCTGTGCACCTTTTTGTCCTTGTGCACCTTTTGAACCATCCGAACCTGCACCACCTTGAGCACCTTTCTGACCCTTAGCCCCGTCAGAACCATCAGAGCCAGCACCACCTTGTGCGCCTTTCTGTCCTTTGTCGCCACCTGCACCAGAAGTACCTGTAGCACCTTTTTGTCCTTTGGAACCATCTGTACCAGCGCCACCTTGAGCACCCTTTTGTCCTTGCGCTCCTTTTGCTCCATCAGAACCATCAGAACCCGCGGTACCTTGAGCACCCTTCTGTCCTTTATCTCCTTGCGCACCCTTAGCGCCTTGAGCACCTTTATCACCAGCGGTACCAGAGTTACCTGCATTACCTTGTGCACCCTTCTGACCCTTGCTACCATCAGAACCATCTGAACCAGCAAGACCTTTCTGTCCTTTAGCACCATCAGCCCCATCGGAACCAGCAGTACCCTGTGCACCCTTCTGTCCCTTATCGCCTTGTGCACCTTTATCTCCTTGTTGACCAGAAGTTCCTGTTGCACCTTTCTGCCCCTTGTCTCCTTGAGCACCTTTATCACCATCAGTACCAGCGCCACCTTGAGCACCTTTTTGTCCTTTAGCACCATCGGTACCAGCACCACCTTGTGCCCCCTTCTGGCCCTGTGCACCCTTAGCACCATCGGAACCATCGGTACCCGCTGTGCCTTGCGCCCCCTTCTGACCCTTATCACCTTGATCACCTTGAGCACCTTTATCTCCTTGTTGACCAGAGGTACCTGTTGCACCTTTTGCTCCCTGTGCACCTTTGTCTCCATCGGTACCAGCAGTACCCTGTGCGCCTTTCTGACCCTTATCACCTTGTGCACCTTTGTCACCTTGCTGTCCAGAAGTTCCTGTTGCACCTTTTGCTCCCTGTGCACCTTTATCTCCTTGTGCGCCTTTAGTGCCATCGATACCCTTCTGTCCTTTGTCACCATCAGTACCAGCAGTACCCTGTGCACCTTTCTGACCTTTGTCTCCTTGAGCACCCTTGGTACCGTCTATACCCTTTTGTCCTTTTTGTCCTTTATCTCCTTGTGCACCTTTGTCTCCTTGTTGACCAGAGGTACCTGTTGCACCTTTTTGACCTTTGGTTCCTTGAGCACCCTTGGTACCGTCTATACCTTTTTGACCCTTCTCACCTTTGTCTCCAGCAACACCTTTGGTTCCATCTATACCCTTCTGGCCTTTCTCTCCTTGGGCACCCTTGGTTCCATCTATACCTTTCTGACCTTTCTCACCCTTGTCGCCCTGTCCACCTTTGTCGCCTTGCTGTCCAGAAGTACCTGTTGCACCTTTCTGCCCTTTATCTCCAGTCTGTCCTTTGTCACCAGCAGTGCCTTTTTCTCCTTTAGTTCCTTGAGCACCTTTAGTTCCATCTATACCTTTTTGTCCCTTATCGCCCGCTGTTCCTTTTTCTCCTTTGGTTCCTTGTTCACCTTGGTCTCCTTTAGCACCTTGTGCACCTTTGTCACCTTGCTGTCCAGAGGTTCCTGTGGCGCCCTTCTGTCCTTTGTCACCATCAGTACCAGCAGTACCCTGTTCACCTTTCTGACCTTTTTGGCCTTTATCTCCTTGAGCCCCCTTATCGCCTTGTTGTCCAGAAGTTCCTGTTGCACCTTTTGCTCCCTGTGCGCCTTTAGTACCATCGATACCCTTCTGACCTTTTTCACCAGTCTGTCCCTTATCGCCTGTTGCGCCTTTGTCGCCTTGCTGTCCAGAAGTACCTGTTGCACCTTTCTGACCTTTATCGCCTTGCTGTCCTTTTTGTCCTTTATCTCCGGCGATACCTTTTGCACCACCTTTTCCTTCAGCGCCTTGGTCTCCTTTCTCACCTATTTCACCCTTCTGACCCTTCTGTCCTTTTTGGCCTTTATCTCCTTGCGCACCTTTATCTCCTGTAGCACCTTTGTCACCTTGTTGACCCGATGTTCCTGTAGCACCTTTCTGTCCTTTATCCCCTTGAGCGCCCTTGGTTCCATCGACACCTTTTTGTCCTTTATCTCCTTGTGCACCTTTATCTCCTTCTTGCCCAGAAGTACCTGTCGCGCCCTTCTCACCTTGTGCACCTTTAGTACCATCGATACCCTTCTGTCCCTTTTCTCCCTTATCACCTTGAGCACCTTTAGTACCATCGATACCTTTCTGGCCTTTGTCTCCAGTCTGTCCTTTTTGGCCCTTGTCTCCTTGCGCACCTTTATCTCCTTGAGCGCCTTTATCTCCTTGTGCACCTTTATCTCCTTCTTGCCCAGAAGTACCTGTAGCACCTTTTTGTCCTTTATCTCCTTGAGCGCCTTTGGTTCCGTCTATACCTTTCTGACCTTTTTCACCTTTATCTCCCTGTGCACCCTTATCACCTTCTTGTCCAGAAGTACCTGTCTGGCCCTTCTGACCCTTGTCACCAGTCTGTCCCTTCTGACCCTTGTCTCCTTGCGCACCCTTGGTTCCGTCTATACCCTTCTGACCCTTGTCACCAGTCTGTCCCTTTTGACCCTTGTCACCTTGGTCACCCTTGAGACTTCTTCCGGAAATTTCAACAGAGTACAGTTGGATAATATCGTCATCGTCAATATCACCGTCTTGATCTATTATGTAGAAGTTATCGCCACTTGTGATGGTTGTGTTATTGTTTAAAAACTCACCAAAACCTTCACCATTTGTGAATGAATTACTATTGGTGAAACTCGAATTATCCTTTACTACAACAGCAGTAAAAGAAGCGTCTTGTGAAAGGTTCTTAAACTTTAGGTATATGATTGGATCATCTATAGCATAGTCAGACCAGCGGTTAGCCACAGAGTTCAAGTACATGTTGACAGCGTTTGTAGTAAGAGACGACAAAACGCCTGTGTACGCTAAGTAGGCATCGGAAGAGAAACCTAAATTGTGAACTCCATCGTTGGCTAGGTTCATTGTACCACCACCAGTTATTTGATGTGTCTCTATGTATAATGTACCAGAGGTAATTGAAGAAGGCGATACAGGATTGTTGCCACCGTTAGTGAATACTGCTGCCTTGTAGTATAGGTCGGTTTGCGCTCCGGCAGCACCACCACCACCCTGTGTACCTTTATTTCCTTTGTCACCTTTATCTCCCTTGTCTCCTTCTTCACCTGATGCTCCTTGCGCACCTTTATCTCCCGTTGTTCCTTTCTGGCCCTTATCGCCTTTCTGTCCTTTATCTCCTTTATCTCCTTGTGCACCTTTGGTACCGTCAATACCTTTTTGACCTTTATCTCCGTCGGTACCTTTCTGTCCTTTATCTCCTTGTTCGCCTTTATCGCCCTGGGCTCCTTTGTCGCCATCAGTACCCTTCTGACCTTTGTCGCCATCAATACCCTTCTGACCTTTGTCTCCGTCTATACCCTTCTGACCTTTGTCGCCATCAGTACCCTTCTGACCTTTGTCTCCGTCTATACCCTTCTGACCCTTGTCTCCGTCTATACCCTTCTGACCCTTGTCACCTTGTTCTCCTTTGTCTCCTTGCTCGCCTTTCTGACCCTTGTCACCTTGTTCTCCTTTGTCTCCTTGCTCGCCTTTCTGACCTTTGTCTCCTTGCTCGCCTTTCTGACCTTTGTCTCCATTTCCATCAAGACCTTTTTGACCCTTGTCTCCTTGTTCACCCTTCTGGCCTTTATCGCCTTGTTCACCCTTCTGGCCTTTATCGCCTTGTTCACCCTTGTCTCCTTGTTCACCCTTATCTCCTTGTTCACCTTTATCTCCTTGTTCACCCTTGTCTCCTTGTTCACCTTTATCTCCTTGTTCACCTTTATCCCCTTGTTCACCTTTGTCACCAGTCTGTCCCTTTTGACCCTTGTCTCCGTCTATACCTTTCTGGCCTTTGTCTCCTTGTTCACCTTTGTCGCCGTCAATACCTTTCTGACCTTTGTCACCTTGGCCACCCTTTTCTCCTTGTTCACCTTTGTCACCAGTCTGTCCCTTTTGACCCTTATCTCCCTGTGCACCCTTATCTCCTTGGGCACCTTTATCACCATTTCCGTCGAGACCTTTTTGACCCTTCTCTCCTTGTTCGCCTTTGGCTCCATCTATACCCTTCTGGCCTTTGGCTCCTTCTTCTCCTTTAGAACCCTCTTCTCCTTTAGAACCCTCTTCACCCTTTTCTCCTTGAGCGCCCTTTTGTCCCTTCGCACCTTCAGCGCCCTTATCACCTTCAACACCCTTAGCGCCCTCAGATCCTTTTTCACCTTGAGCACCTTTCTGACCTTTGTCACCTTTGTCACCCTTAGCGCCCTTCGCACCAGGAAGTTGCTTGACATCTCCCTTTGTAACAAGGATAGTTGTACAAGGAGGTATCGTCAAGTCAAAGACAAGTCCAGATCCGTTTTCTACAGTGACATCTATTTTACAGGCCATTGGTTTTGTTTTGTTATTGCACTATATCCTGCACTACATCAAAGGTTCCATAGAACCATGTGTCTACACTAGAGTCTGAAATCAGTGTAGCCTGCAGGCCGTACACATAAGTACCGGGCTCTACCTGCATATCTGTAGCGGAAATAGAAATAGTTAAAGCACCAACATTGGTGCCGCTAATTGTTATGTCTGTACTAGGTATAATTAATGGGCCGTCATCATACTCTCTGACTTCCATTTTATACGTGTACAGTGTTAGGTCTAATGCCGTTCCATCAGAGTCCTTTACTTGGGCGTCTAATTGAAAAGTATCACCGCGACGGGCACATATATTTACTTGTGCAGCGTTATTCAAATTTACGTTTGTGGGGTCTCCACAGGAACATTGGCTTGTTGAGCAGGAGCAAGACATCTTATGATATTGTTAGGTTGGTTACTATATCCTCACTAAGAGGTGGGCGTTCGCCTTGGCGTTGAGCAATCAGTTTACTTTGAGCCAACGCTTGTTTATCTATTCTCTGATCTTTACGATTTTCTGATTCAGCATCAGCCTGCATACGAACTCCGCTTTCCACTTGTTGCTCAACTACGCCATACTCTCCTTTAAGTTGTTCGATTTGAATTTTGAACTGATACTCTAGTTGTATGAGTTGCGCTTTGGCTTCCGTCTCTAATTGAATCCGCTGTGCTTCGATTTGGGCTTCGAGTTGCTTTTTCTGCATCTCCATTTGAGCGGCTACCTGTGAGGCTTGCTGATTTGATTGAGACTGAATCTGAGCCTGCTGCGCCATCATCTCTTGTTGTTGTTTGATTCTTTTCTTTCTGCGAACCACCAAGAGTCTCTCTGCTTGTTCCACGTCTTTAATCTGACGAATGGCAATCGCATCTTCAAGGTCAATTTCTTTTTGTCCAAGAGCAATCTGTATGTTTTGTTCTAGGTATTGCTTGTCCATTTCGTTCATCTCAGTAACAACCACCACGCCGAAGTTGTACATAGATAGGTTATCAAAAGAACTAAGCACAGCCATATTGGTTTCTCCCACGGCATTTGTATATACTTTATACAATATACTATCTGGTGGTATTACCTGTAGACAGCGAACAATATCGTCACACACCTTTTGGTAAAGAACCATCGCGGCATTAGTGATGTCGTATATAGCGTTATTTCCAGCCTGCACTGCCATTTGGTTTACACCTACTAAGGCTTCTCCTTTCGGAGTGGTTCCATCCATAACCTCATTGATACCAGTGGCATCTCTTATCATTCGTAGGTAGTGATTGTAAAGAGAAACAAGTTCTTGTATGTTTCTAATATTATTACCTATCTCTCTGACGGGTGGGTTTTGAAAACCTCCCTCTGGATTCTTGCTACGGTAATAGAACACACCAGTTTGTTCGTAGATGTCTTGAATCTCTAATGGCTGTAGTTCACCACCGCGTCCTAGTTGTACGTTCTCTAACCCTTCAATATCAATGATGAGTCCATCTGGTTTTGCTTTAGCAATAGATTGCTGAAGTTTCAAGTGTGTAATCTGGAGCATGTCAGCAAACCCTATAACAGAGGATACCATTGACTTAGGTATCATCCCACGGATGTTAGTTGCTACAATACTATATGATAAACGAGCACGTGAAATATCATGTACGTTCTTAGGTATATTTTTCTTTGGCCCGTAGTTATACAACTTCTCTGTACCCACAATGTAAGTACCGCCATATACCGTAGCGTTCTTCATGTATATTGCTTCTCTGTTGTATACAGATTGCTGAGGTGCGTTATATTCGTTTCCTTTAAAATAGAAACCTATGTTTCCGTATGCCGACTCTTTCTTCTCGTATATGATATCATCAACAGACATAAACTCAAAGTCCATTACCTCTATCTTGTACTCATCATATCCTTGGCGATATCTTGTACCGGGTCTGTCGTAACCAGATCCTGTTGTAGAGAACTGAGTAGGGTTGTTCCCATACTTGTTCATTACAGTCTTAGCAATCTCCTCATACTCTTGCTCTGTAAACTGGTTACCAGCAATGCGCTTTAAGTCCATGATTGTTATGTACTTAAAATGACCAGCATAGGTTAGGTCAGAGAATGTTGGGTCGTCTGTATAGTTGTGTATAAATTTCTTTGGGTCAACATACTCCTCGTTGATTCCATAGTTGGGGTCATTGCTTCTTTTAGCAACACCCATACCAAGAGTTGCTAGGTCTTCAACACAGCGACGGTATATAGATTGATTAAAGTCATTCCACTTCAATGTCATCTCAGTAGCAATCTGAGCAGAGATTTCTGCGTCCGTCTTAATGTTTGTGTCTAAGAATATCTCAGTTTCTTCTGGTGTGTCTGGTAGTTGTCCAGGGTCTTGTTTAACACGCAGGCCTAGTGACTTCGCTTCCTCAATCATATCTCGATTCTCGATACGCAAGACGGTAGCGTTTTTCTTCTTATCCTTCTCTGTTCTTGAAAGGGGGTCAATGGCCTCAATCTGAGGGTATGGTTCTTTTGAAAGAATTTTGTTTACAACAATCTTAACAAACTTAGGTATAATAGGAACTGGCGTATAGTCTAGCGTCATCAATGTTCCATCACCATTGTTGTTGTCGAGAGAGTTTAATATCTGACGATAGATAGATGTGTCTTGTGTTCCTTGCGCATAATCTCTACAGCGTTCCATTTCGCTGTTGCGTCTTCCATACAATGAGTTTTGATAGTCACTTCCAATCCATTGCGCAAACATAGCCTTTGCATATTGCAGACCATATTGCTTAGACATCTTCTCCTCAACACCAGATAAAGGATCTGGAAATGAGGATTGTCCATTTGTGTATTCGTTGTCCATACTTTAGATTGCTACTGTTGCAAATATACCTCTTATTATTTTCGTATAATTATCTGACCTTTACGGAAGAACTGCTTACTATTGAAATCTGATTTTGGCTTTTCGGGCCTATGACCTTGAGCCGCAAGAAGGGCTAGTCCGCTTGATATAGAAAGGTCATATTTTGTACGATCGTCTATCTTAAAGTTTACCCAGTCCTCTAGGGTTCTCTCGAAGTACATCTTTCCGTACTCTAGTGTCTGCTCGTTTAGACCGACGTTCGCGTGTATAAAAGATTCTATAGCCTGTGCGTGCGCTTGTATGACGTCTTGTGAGTTGGATGGTATACCTTTAGTTTTTGTTTTGCTGCCGTAATTCGATGTAAGGTGAGCCGGTCTGTCTAGCAAGAAGTGGTCATAACCTCTTGATTCAAAGTGTCTTGCGATTCCGTATTTGTTATTCTCAATCAAAACAGGGTACCCATAAAACTTGGATGCCATTAATATGTCTTCATAAAAAATCTTTGCTAATGGTGGTCTTGAAGCGTACTCTGCTACAAACATATTCGATGGGTACTCAAGGTTGAATTTGTTAAAGAAATGACAAGCACCTTTAGATCCTCTCCCATCCACTGTTGCATCTATATCATAACTATCTACTCCAGCACATCCTAACCAGGCGTTCTCTGGTTTCTTTTTATTCCTTAACTCTACAGGTGGCATCCATGCTACCCTCCATCTTCCGTTAGGATCAGGACTAAACACTACCTCTGTATCCTTCTGCCCTAGCGCCCAAACAAAGTTTCCTACAACCACAGGGTTCGGGAACAAATCCTCGTTGTACTCTACCTGTTCGTATATCTTTTGTACGTTAAACAGAGATGCCTTTGCACTATCTCTAAACGCTTCGGCTTCTGTAAAAGGGAACTGGCGTATAACCTCGTTTAGTTCGTAAGAGTCTCCAGATAAACCTTTTCTTTCATTCTTTAAGTAAGTCTTTGAACCTAGGCTTATATACTCACCCTCTAGTCCTATAATATTTTTTTCTAAATCCTCAACGACTGGCATGCCATGTTTGTCGAAGAAACCTTCCAAGGCATCGTATGCTGGTATAAAACACCCATACAAACCACTCTTTGTTCTACCGTTTTCATTTCTGTCATTTACATTACTTGCGTAGTACAGTTCTCTATACTGCCGACCTCCTCTGTCTAGGGGATTAACAGTGCTTCCTACCAATGCTTTACCTACAATCTTTCTACCTACAAGCAAACAAGTTCTTTGTATTCGCCATGCTTCTCGTATATCATTACCTTTTTCCCACTTACCAGCCTCATCCAAATACAAGATGTGTAGTTTCTCACCATCATAGGCATTGTTGGTTGTGTTCTTCCAGTTAATAATTGTATTAAGAGCCTCACCTCTTGATGAGGTTTTGTTCTTTTTGGTAATTCTTTTTGATGGCTCACGAAAGGCGAGTTCCATTCTGGGATTGGTAGTACCATCTTGAATAGGTTTAAAGAAAAAAGGCAATGACTTATATATAGGCACCACCTTCTTCATGAATATATTTTCCTGTGCATCGGTACCTGTCTTAGACATGATGCCCAGTAGTTTCTCTTTAACCTGTGTTCCTTCGTTTACAAGCACTGATGCCGACATGTTTGTGTATCCAGATCTACGACACTTTACATATACCTGTCCAACACATCTCGGGTCTGCTACGCAAGCGTCAAGGTGTACGAATAGTTCTCTTTGAAAATCAAGGTAGGATGGGTATCCGATATCAATCTTACACCACTGTAAGAAAAAGTAGTGGTTTCCGGTAATATAGGTAGGTACCCCGTTGTTGTAAAACCATACTCCATTTCTGCGTCTCTTGTATTCTTCACTAATGTAGGGGGTGTGTTTGTTTCTAAACGACTCCGGCATAGACATCCACTCTTCCATAGACTTTACTCTTTTGAGTTCGTCTGGTAATGGTGTGCGTTGCCAGTGCTGTTCTTCCTTTGGCTTGTCGTGAAATAGTATGTCCTTTTTGCGAGGCCGCTTTGGTAACTGTATGGGTAAGTCAAAGCATAGCCTGACTTTTCCCTGGGTTTTGTCAGGACATATGTTGACTACGGTATCACCTTCTATCTCTACGAGTCCTGCCATTTAGTAATCCCAGTATATGAAGACTTGATTACTTTGAGTATTGCTCTGCGAATCCTCCCGAGTAATCTCTTTCCTCTTTAATTTCTCCGTCTTTCTTAAGACCTCTGATAAGTTGTTCGAGTCTTTCTCTTTCAACAATAAGTTCTTTAGCATCTACCGCTGTTTGTTTTATAGATTGCAACTCGGCTTTTCTTTGGGAGCCACTAAGTTCCTGGTCTACAGGCTTTTGTATTTCCTGTATCATATTCTCTATTGCAATCTGCATCGCCTGCATTAGGTTTACAGCGGTATCTATGTTGTTATACTTCTTTGATCTTGCCATGAATTGATTGTAAATAGGTTCTCCATAACTTCTCTCCATTCACCTCCATCTCATAGGACGAGTTCTTCCTGATCAGCACCTTGTCTCCAGGGTTTAATTCTAGTTCCTTCAACTTAGGTGAAGACCATCTGATGTAACCTTTCTTTTCTTTTGGCGGGTTAGCCTTGGGTATGAGTTCGATGATGTCACTCTTTATCGTTTCCTCTTGCTCTTCCTCTGGTTCTGGAGTAATGAATATCCAGTCACTAATCAACTCTATCTCTCCTGTGTCCTGGCATTTATACGCGTAGGCTTGACAGGATATAGGATCTAAGTTACCTCCATAGTGTACAACGTATACGTCGTCGTCTGGGTCTATGAATTGACCACGCTTCTTAGTTTCTTCTAACTGAACTGTTTCCTCGTTCATCATCATGTGGTTACCACCAAGCACAACGTGGTGATGGAAATACATAGTGTCTCCTACCTTAACATTGGTATCAAACTTGGCTGGTAGAGCAACCACCTCGCCTTCCATGGTTCTGTGTTTGAACTCGTCAAACTTGGTGTCGAGATACATTTCTTCACCGTTGACCTCCATGGTGTCCTTGGTTACTTTAGGTACACGTACTAAAAAGTGATAGAGGGATCTCATTCCTCCTTGAGTTCTCCTGTTGGTTTCTTGTCCCAAAGGTTGATTGCAATAGCAGATCTGGTACCTCGTGTTACCTCTGTAACTCTGTGGTGTGTTCCTCCTGCATCAAATATGATTAGCCTATTGTGTTTTGCACGTATGCGCTCCGGCTGTTTCTCTGGGCCATTAGAAAACACTTCAAGGTATCCTCCGTCGATATCCATCTCTACAGGGTAGAATACAGTACCTACAATCGGAGATGATATCTCCCCAGTGCTTTTCCAGAGTGCCTCATCTTTATCCAGGTGCATACCAAGACTTGCATTAGGCATGCCTTCCCCGAACTGGCCTGTCCAATACTCAAAGCCGTCTAGGTTTACTGAAGGGTATAGTGGATAGTCTCTCCAGATATACGAGATTAGTTGTTTTTTGATAGTATCGTCTGATGAGTTCCACCATCCGTTCCACCAGTGATAAGATCCGTTATCTCCAAAGAGGTAGTCTTTGTTATCCTCTAGTTGTTTGATAAAGGAAGGGTCTTTGATAAAGTTGTCAATTACAATCATAAGAATTCGCAGTCATGTTCAATTAATACAGGCATGTTATCTACGGTCTTCCAAAGCATCGTTCCCTCGTCTTTGTTGTAGATGTACACAAGGTAACGCCTTATTCCGTATTTAACAAAACATCTTTCGTCCTGTATGATTGAATCAATAACTGAATCGCCTGCTCTTTGGCCCACATAATAAGCCATAGCATCTTTCGGGTTAGTCCCGATGATGATTTTTCTAATAAGTTCCATTCTATTTATTTAGCCAGTAGTCTATTTTACTTGAATCACCCTCATCCTCTTCATCGTTGATGTGTGTTTCAAAAACTTCGTCTACAGTTTCTATCATTAAATCGTATTCGTCTGGTGCAGCCATATGCATCCCTGTCATCATCTCGTACTTCTCCTCTTCCTGATCTGACTCTGGTACAAAGATTCCAAAGCAATACATAGACAGGTACTGCGTCTTTCCTCCATATACTTCCATTATCTCTTCTATCTCCCCTAGTTTAAGCCTTATGAGTTGGAATGCCTCGTATCTCTGCTTATAGTTCATTAGAAAGATGTGTTTGTTCCCAGGAATCTTACTTCAAGATGTGAGTTGTCAGCGCTGTATACCACCCCGCTGCTTCCTGCAAACCCTCTGAGTTGAATCTTGTATCCTGCTAGTCCGTCGCTGTACCATAATACGTTGAACTCCAAGTGATAAGTCTCACCGTTCTTTACAGTTCTGAAGGTTTCTGCGAGTTTTAAACTAGCGCTATAGTCATAGATATCGAAAGTAACATCTGTGTTTGCTGTAGAGGTAACCTCTATAGATGCGGTCAACTGAAAGAATCCTTGCTTCTCGTTGATTAAGATATTATCTCTAGGGTCAGAAATACCTGTTTCTGGAATACTCATGTAAGTATTGGCTGAACCAAAAATTACAGATGATGTTGCTGCTGTTACTGATCCTGTAGCACTAGAGTCTCCAAATATTTCTGCGAACTGCACAGCGTTGAGGACTGTGGGTACAGCGTTACTACTCTGTGGTCTTGCATATAAAGTTTCAAGACCCTGGCCAACTACTTGAGTAGAGACTGAGTTCACTAGGTCTACTTGCTCTATGTATTTATAGGCACTAGCAGTTTCATCCCAGATTAAGTATTTGTCTGCATTAGCGGGAGATGTAATCTGCCCTAAGTTTCCTGCATCTTGTAGTTCAACCGTGCTCCCTGTTGCTGACAGAGGAGTATTCGCTGTAATAGATGCGGTTCCAATTGGGTTTGTGTTGAGGTCACGGGTAACTACTACTCCAGATGTACTAAGCATAAGCGCCTTGGTAATGCTGGTAGAGGTAGAGGGTGTTCCAGATATCTTTAATTCACCCGTAGTCTCGAGTGTGTCGGTAGAAAGTTTGAGCGCACTGTTGTTTCCAGCCCCGTCTTCTACTACTTGTTCTGATGCTGAGAGTTGCGCTGACTCAAGTTTGAGTAACTTGTCAAACGTATCCTTTATTTTATTTCCACTAAGTGATGCCATAGTATTACTTTTACCTAACAAAGATACTGATATGCCCAAAAGTACTGTAAGCCGAAAGAAGAAGTTTAGAGAGTTCTCGAAGATAGACAAGAAGTATATCCAGGAGAACGGTATGAAGAACCTACATTTCCTTTACAGGGATGCGAAGGATAACATGGATCTGGGAAAGGCTGAGGTGGATTTACTTTTCTTTATCTATGACCTGGAGTTTTGGACGATATCCTATGTTTCAGAGACTATGAATAGAAGCCATAAGAAGTTAGCGGATAGATACGTGTATCCATTAATGAAGAAGGGATGGATATACAAGCACTTCGATAAACTCACACCGAGCCAAAATATGGAAGACCATTTCTTTAGAGATGAAACCAAGATGAATTACAGGGTACGGTATGCCTTGACACAAAAAGGCAGGCTCAATGTGGCCCGCCTATATAGAAAGATGAGGGGTGAAGAACCGTTTAACCTTTCTTCGCCTTCCGAGCAGCATCCATAGCAGGACTGCTCTTCCCTTTATCGTGGGTTACCAGTCTGAATGGCGCCTCTGGTGATGCTCCCTTGTGTGGCTTATAGTCGCCCTTCATTAGAAAGTGGCGTCCACCCTCTGTCATCCAGTGGTATCCCTCTGGTGCTTTTACCTTAACGCTCTTGTTTGTCTTCTTTAGTTTCATTTCTTCTTGCGTTTACGGAAGGGGAAAGGTGTATCGTACTCCTTGATGCGTCCCTCTGGTAGTTTGTCTACATCGACACCACGCACCTTGGCCTTCTTCTTTTTCTTGGGGTCTCCTGTTCTATATTTCATATTACAAATATACTATCTTTACCCTTATGGAACTACGTGTAATAAGAATGTACAGCCAAGACGACTTCACTCTTGGAGCACTGTACCTAGAGAGCAAAGAAGGTAGAGAGTTCCTCTGCTTTACATTAGAAGACGAACATCGTGACGAGAAGGTTATGGGTGAAACCAGGATCCCAGCAGGTACATATCGTATTACCCTGCGTACCGTAGGTGGTCACCATAGTAGATACTCAGACAAGTTCCCTAATATGCATAAGGGTATGTTATGGGTACGCGACGTACCAGGATTTGAATACATCCTAATACATATTGGAAACACAGATGAGCATACAGCGGGTTGCTTGTTAGTAGGTAACTCATCAGACATGAAAGGCTTCATAGGCAAAAGCACATATGCATACCAACACATGTATCCCAAGGTAGCCAACGAACTGCTTGACGGCAAAGATGTTTGGATTACATACGAGGACTTTGCTTAATGAAGATAAAGATTCTATTGATACTGATATTGCTGACGACCTTGGGTAAGGGTCAAGAGTGCAGTCCTTATCATAAGATTAAACATATTAAACACAATGCTCCTAAGTCTGTAGGACTTGGTTATGTTGCTTGTCTTCACGCTACGGGAGTTGTTGCGGAGTTAGGATATGATAATATGTTTATTGGTGTTCTAGCAATGGGCCAAGGTCATCACGGAGCAACCTATTCTTTCTTACAGTATGAGTATGTTATCCATCAATTAATAATATATGGTGGGCCTGCTTATAAACTGAATCTTGATCCGGGTCTAATCATTGGTCGTGTTGGTGCAGACCTTCGTTTGTATAAGCGTCTTTACGCATCAGCAAGCATACTACAAATCAACAGAGAGTTAAACTACTTACACGTAGGATTTAAAATTATGTACTGATTGGGTATTTACTACTATTGACTTTATCATTTTTTTCTTGTACCTTTCCACCGTCTTACGACTTATGGGTCACAAAGTTATTAATCCACAGCAACAGCGTAAGTGGATTCAAAACGACTAAAGAAGAAACTCAGAACACAACAAGACAGTAGAAAGTTTCAAAGGGCCCCTAATTTGCTCAAATTTTTCGCATGCTTCGCGTATTACAGCGACAAGAAATACCCTCCGTTTATCGGGGGGTGTTTTGTTATGGGGGTATCGATTCGGCACATCAGTTGAAACAACACGGGCCATTACTCCTGATCCGTAAAAATTGCTGAGAAATGTTTCTGGTGGGGATAATATATTATATGGACGCCAGCGCGCGCGCACCCGAACGCATCCGCACGAACGGGGGGGCATGCATACAAGCGAACACGCGCACAGGTTTGGGCGTTTGTGCACGAGCACGAGCGCACCTACGCGAGCACGTACGTACACCGGCACGCCTATGTGCACACACGTAGTACACACACGCCCCCATGGGTGACCCGTACAGCCCCCACCCGCCCCCCGTACATATGAGGGGGGGAACAAATCACGCCCATACACAACCCCACAAGGAAACCACAACCCCACGCCCCACCATTGGAGGCACACTGACCACCCCAAGAGAACGCCTAGCGAATCCATTACCGCCAACAATACCAACACACCACCCAAGAGGAGAAAAGCCCTTAGAACGGCTTAAAATAGCCTCGCGTATATGTGTAACGCATAGGCCCATATGTATGCACGCTCGCGCAGGTCTGAGCGCGCCTGATCCCCTCGCGCATAATGCCCCCGCGCAACGGTTGTTTTTCGATTGGGGCAAAAAAAAACCCCGCTCAATGGCGGGGCTTCGTGTGTGCATCATGTAGGCTCAGTCCATGTGTTCTGTGTACACCTGCAAGTGTGAGCCTTCATCGAGAACTTCGAATGTAGGGCTGTAAATCGAACGAGTGGACATTTCTACCTCATCAGTGAGTATTGTTCCAATCAGTTCACAAACAACTTCCATTCGTGTATCATGGCCATGTGCAAAGTCGCAGTACGAGTACACTAGGCTCATGTGACACAGGTGCTCATGGGTCACCTTGCACACATCATGCACAAGGTCGAGCGCATCGGCAACTTCATTGACAATTTCAATCAGTTTAACTACCGGTAGGTAGTCTTTAGTAATTGCATTCACTTCGTGGTTCACAATCGAGTCGTACATGTACACTACGCAGTCACGCACTTGCTTGTCGAAGGCTTCCATGTCCCTACGTAGTAGTTCAATCGTTCTGTCGTTGTAATTTTTCATCGTATTTCGTTTTGGTTACACCGCAAACATAGGGGGTTATTTCGCTGTAAAGTGTTAACGCCTTGTTAAAGTGTGTTTCTATCTTACGTGTGCATTATGCGCACGCCAGATCCTGTATGCGCTCACATGTACACGCTCGGTAGGGGGTTGATATATAAAAGGGTGGGAAGAATCAACCCATGCACGCGCGCACACACATACGCACACACACGCGCACCTGTACATACATACACACTCGCGCCTGCACGCCTGCGCTCGGGCACGCCTGCGCCCCTGCCTGCGCACACATACGCCTACACACATGAATACAAAAATTTTCTGTTAAAGCCTTGTTAAAACGTGCTGTTAAAGTTTTGTTAAAGCGTGTTTTTTCATTTGGATTTGTCAATTATTTTCTATAGATATACCCCCTACTACGTAGTGGTAGGGGGATATCTCTATACTATCTCGGCAATCCCCTACCTCCCATACCTCGGACTCCATTCGAGAAGCACCACACCCCCTTAGAATGCGAAATCTCAAATGTGAACCATTCCTTCGTGCTATGCGCGCGAGTGACGCGCGTACACATACATACACACACGCCTTCGCAAGTCATGGACTTGCTCATCACGGGATGGACTGACTCGACCCTTCCCTTACGCGTGAAGCAGCATCGCGCGACGCCTGATCCTGTATGTACGCAGGAAAATTGGTGGGCATAATGCGCAGGGATTTTAACATTTTGTTGTGATATTATTAAAAAATCTTGTTGGTTGTTTGTGGTGTTGAAACGATAACCGAAAACTAAAAACGATTGCCTTATGGACAACACAACACCCAACACAACCACACAATTGCAAGCCCTCGAAAGCACAATGGGGCGTGACTTCATCGAAAACCTGTTCGAAGATTTCATCAACACCGAAGCCTTCGCATCGTTCGGCTTCTACACAGACCTACTGGCTGGTGCCTACAAGAGTGTCCGTGACCCGCAGTTCCGCTTACTTGTGCAAGGCAACTTCGATATGTTTGTTGCCCCTCAAAACACAAATGTGTAATGGGGAATTTCGCAACACAACGCAACCACAAGGGCTATGAGTACGTAGTCCGAGTGGTGAGCGCACCGACTCTGGGCGGTAAGACTGCAAGTGCAAGTAAGCGCAAGGTTCGGGGTAAGATGAAAGCCGATGCACTTGAAAACATGTACGCTGACCGGATTGACCGCAAGGTATACAGGGCACAAGCCCAACGTGAAACCCGTAGGGCAAAGCGGAAATAGAACTGTACTTTTTGGATGGTGGTGACCACACCTACAACGGACTACCTGCAAAGGGGATACCTATGCCCCTGTTGCACTGAGTGAGCGAGACACTCGTAGTCCCCTAAACAAATGTGAATGAGCATGAATGAGTTACAAAGACTGAGCCGGGCTGTTGCTATACACACCGGCAGAAGGAGAGGGAGCGAGAAGGAAATACGCGAGGCTTGGGCGTACCTATGTAAGGTACATGACAAGTACGGTACGGTAGACGTAGGTATTATCCGATCGCTCATACGTTGAACCGAAGGTTGAGAATGAGTTTTAACATTTCTTTAACGCTGATTGTCAGATAGTTACCCTATGTTTGTAGGGATGATTTGGTAGTGGAGACCACACTATAAACGGACTGCTACACAAGCACCAAGTCTTTTGGTTTTGGTTTATAACGTGGTGTTTGGGTGTACTATGGGTTCGAGTCCCATGCAGTCCCCTAAGCCTAAATGTGCAGGGCTAATGATGCACATAAACATATGCCTATGGATGAATTGAAAGATGGACAAGTCGTTTGTTTTAACGGCGAAGTCGAGAATTTAGATGACTGCTTAATGCTTACAGCACCGAGCGAGTACGAGGGAGAGTTTGCTCGAGAAGCGATGTGTGATAGACCTATGTTGCACCACGATGGGGGTTTCAATAGAGTCACCATACTTAATGACGAGTACGTGTCAGATGTAAAAACACTTGTGTGTGGTGACAAGATATGGTGGCCAGACTACGACAATGAGTGCAGTGTTTCCTACATAGATGGGTCGTACAGTATGTACGAAGGCGGGTGGTGTTGGACAGATGACACGCTGTACTGCGAGGAAGATGGGGGCACGTACCACATTGATGATTGTGGTTCGAATATCTTTTGGAGTGAGCGCAATGAGGAGTACCGACTTCAAGAGGAGAATGACCGCCAACTGCATGAATACCATAGTGGGTTTCGCAGGGACTTCACTTCACGTGACACTGTGTACACAATCGGCTTCGAGGTCGAGAAGGAAGATGATGACCCGTTAGATACGTGGGACTTGGATGCTGTGGATGAGACAGGGTGGTGCCGCGAGTCGGATAGTAGCCTATGCGATGAGACCGGCTTTGAATTAGTCAGTCCAATCTATGACTTGAATGACCCGCTGTTAGACAGTGCTTTGGAGGGCCGAATACTTCGTGACCATATCAACGCTGACTACGGCAGTAATTGTGGTGGACACATCAATGTAGGTAAGCGCGGTATATCGGGTGAGGAATTTTTCGATTCGATTCAAGCATTCGTGCCGTTGTTTCTAACTATATGGAGACACCGGATTACTAACCACTACTCGCAAATACAACGTAAGCCGGACAACTACAAGCGTGCCGGCAAGTATTCAGCGGTCAACATTCAAAGTAGATACATTGAGTTCCGCTTACCACCTGCGTTCAAGAACGTGACCAACCTGCTATGGCGTAGGGATCTGATGCGTATTATGTGTGCTAACGAGAACATCAAGCCGTTGCAATTGATTACTATGATGCTCAATCCTAAGAGTGCATTGGGTATTCACTTGCGTAAGGTGTACTCGAATGACCAAGTGCTGAAGGTAGTGAGCCTATACGCTCAGTTTGCCGATGACTTGTACGGTTCATTCAATTTTAGTGCTGATGGTGTAGGTGTATTCTACAAGAGTGCTGTGCGTAGATTGAAGAACCGCAAGGTAGACCCACGTACTATCGTGTCGTACTCAAGTGAGGCGGTGGATAGACTGCGAGACAAGTTCGGTATGAACTACGTGACTGATGCGCAACCTACTTTGGAGGCGATGGATAAACTTCTTGAAGAACAAAAATAATTATATAACCGAAACCGAAGAGTGCGATGGGATATAACCGCACAACTATGCTTATGTGTATTGCAATTATGAATGATGGTAAGATGTTACCTAAGAAAAAACTAAAGAACTGTTGGAACAACAACGATGATGGGGCCGGTATGCTCTACATCATGGATGGCTTGTTGTGTATCGAGAAGTTCCCTAACAAGGGGGGCAACTCGTTTGACAAATTCCTTGAGCGTTACCGCGAACTCAAGACTTCCGATGTGGGTGACAAGCCCATGCTCTTGCACTTCCGTATCGCTACACACGGTATGAGTGACGAGTACCTACACCCATTCGCTGTGACACCTACACTTGGACTCATACACAACGGTGTTATTTCGGGGTTCGGAACTAAGGACAAGAGTGACACTGCCGAGTTCGCAGAACTTGTGGGCACCATACCCAACGTAGATATTGAGATGCTCGACAACCCCTTTATCGAGGATGCAATCTTCACATACTTGGGTGGCTCAAGTAAGGTGGTGTTCATGGACAACGAGGGGTTGTACCGCATATTCAATGAGGGTGCAGGCTCATGGATTGGTGACAATTGGTTCAGTAACGACAGCCATTCACGTGCCGTACGATACTACGGAAGCACAGCCGTCACAGGATCGAGCCAGTACACCTACGATTGGGATGATGACAAGGCCGATGTGGATTCTTGGAACGCATCCTTTGGTGTAACTACTACCGATGAGTTAGATGACATAGCATACGACACTGAAGCACCACTGCAAGGAACGTATGACTGCGTAGGATGTGGCACACAAAACACGAAGATAAACTTCAACGCAGAGTGTATGAATTGTAGTGCATACCAACTCGATGCAGTCGATGAGGTCATGGAATTATGGACAAGCCTTGAGTGTGGCTACGAGGGTGATGACCTTAAAGATATAGCGTAATGGAATTTGAATTAGAATACAAAGACAACACGTTGAACGTGGTGGCCACTGTTGCTGTGTACCGAGATGAAGGTACATACGACACGCCACCTTACACCGAACATGAGGTGGAAGATCTGGAGGTGAGTATGTATGACCACGAGGGTAACCTTGTGTACTTGCCTACCGAACTGCTCTCTAAAGAGTTACGAGATAGTATTGATAAAATTATAAACGATAGAGTTGAGTAAGTATTTAGTCTCAATTTGCGAGACACATTTGGAAATGATTAACGGATTAGTAACCTTATACACATGAGATATGGATAAGAAACACATAAAAAAATTCGGCGAAATGCTGGAGAACAAGACCGTAAAAGCGGTAAGAAGATTGGAAGATTCAGAGATGAACGATTTAATGTGGTACAAGAACCCACTCGTATTGATATTCCAAGACGACACGCAATTGATATTGCAGTGCGATGATGAAGGGAATGATGGAGGTGCCGCCATGTTTTATGACTACAAGACAGGCGTAACGGAAACTATTTACACAGTTTAAAATGGATGACAGGATGATAGATAACTTTATTACATACTGCAAGGACATCGTGGCCAAGCACCCAGATCTTACGGATGAGGTGCATGACTTCTTTGACCTATGTATGATGGAGATAGAAGATGGTGGGTCGCAACCCCATGAAATCGAATTAGCGATGAGCGACATAGATGATTTAGTAACAACCAAACTCAAGAGTGCAAGAGGATAACACCGCACAACTATGCTTATGAAAGTATTTGCAGTAACCGTACCCAATCCTTACTTGGGTGAAGGCAGTAAGAGTATTGACCGAGTAGCACCTGCGGGTGAGACAATGCTATCTTACTTTACAGTCTTCGCAAAAGACTACGAGGATGCGCGTTTAGCGTTCGTAGAATTTTGTGGTAGAGGAAGGAACCTACCTACCCTCACAACTATTACACCTATCGCAGAGGACTCACGAGTACTCAAGCGAGCGGTAGTACCCAACACCCCTGCGATCCTGGATAGCGTGGAGATTGAAGCACTTGATGCAAATCAAGCGAAACAATTACTGCGTGAGTTCATATCCAATGACAGCACCGACCCGCTGTTGGCTATGGCTATCCGTAAGGTGACTGAACTCGATGAGTTCGTTGCATTCAGAGGCCTTGAGTCTACTCTACAATCTCAAATTGAGATAGAGGAGGTACCACTAAGTGAACTACAATCTCTTGCAGATGAGGTGAGTGATGATGTGAACCAAAGTCTTAGTGGCTTAAAGAACACCGGGCTAAGTCGTGACAAACTTAGTTTCATTGAGCGTTTAACTTCTAAACGTGGTGGATAATGAATGAGTTCCGTAAAGCGGTACGTATTGTGGAAGAGGCGCGGGATACCGCCGCGCTTCTACACAGTACCTACATACGTATACAATTAGATCAGGCACTTGAGGTGCTTGCCAAAGCAGAAGTAGAATTTAATAAACAAGAGTATGACTTATAGACAATTGGTGGACTACCCACCTACACTAAGAGTACCGGATTCGATACGTCAAATCAAGATTGACTTGGTGTCCGTGATGTGCGACAACAAGTACAGATGGATAGCGAGTAAGAACGACGATGGAGATTTCGTAATCCGTACGGGTGGCTATGCATTCAGCAACTTTGGAATACCACACCACAAGGATGACCTTGAGTGGGCAATGGATGCTAATGATTGGGATAGCGTGTTCGATATGATTAACGAAGGCACCGTGAAGGTGTGGAAGATAGAGTACAGATAACTAAATACAACTTGCCTTATGAAAGTATTAGAATTATTTGCTGGCTCACGTTCAGTGGGCAAAGCCGCAGAAGAACTTGGGATGAATGTATTCTCAAGTGACATCAAACAGTTTGGTGGTATCGACTACGTTGTTGACATCCTGGACTTTGATGTAGCAGAAGTGCATGGATTCACTAAGAATCTATGGGTACCCGATGTGATCTGGGCATCACCCCCGTGTACATCGTATAGTATTGCAGGTGTAAGACACCACCGCAATGGACAAGAACCTACGTCAGATTTCGCTGTAAAGAGTGACAAGATTATGGACAAAGTTCATGAGTTGATACACTACTTTACACTGTTGAATCCTAACCTTGTGTACTACATTGAGAACCCTCGTGGTATGCTACGCAAGATGGACTTCATGAAGCGTCATCCGATACGGCACACGGTAACGTACTGCCAGTATGGAGACACACGTATGAAGCCAACCGACATATGGACTAACGACTTGCGTTGGAACCCACGCCCTATGTGTAAGAATGGTGCGCCTTGTCATGAGCCTGCACCAAGAGGGTCACAAACAGGCACTCAAGGGAGAGCCAACAACCATGAGCGGAGTAAGATACCGCATGACTTATGTTTAGAAATATTAAAATTAAATGAATTGACTTATGCCTAAGACACCCAAAGAATTTCAACCGAGAAAGAAGCCTTCATTAGTAATGGAGTTGCTTGCTTATGTATTTATTTACGGCCCAATCTTCACGTTCTTCTACGTGATTATCAAGGGGCTCAACACTTTATTCGGATACTAACATGTTCCGTAAACGCAAACACATAAAAAGAACTGAGGCATACCTGCGTATGCTTGAGTTGGATCAGATCAACCTTACCCTACATGCGAGTAGGTTTGGTTGGTCGACTGACATTCAACATCAACTAACAAACTCAGCGATGTTGATACGCAAGTACCAACGTAGACTTAGGTTAATACGAATGTGATTCGCGAATCGCAAATCCTCACAACGATGAACCTTAAATTGTCACAAATTAAGGGTAAAATTGTACGTTTAAACATACAAAATAAGGGTAAACCTTCACATTATACGTACACACATATAACCTTTAACACCAAAGAGAAATGAAAACACTAATTGTACTTACACTTATGCTTGCTGTCTTGTTTATGTATCTAACCGGTAAAGGAGAACAGCAATGAAAAGGATGAAACAATTTATGCGCATAGCAATGGCAAGGCTACGCCCTATCTACAAACACCCCGCTCAACGCAGAGCGTGGGCTGCAAACATGTACAGAAGATGGCAAGAAAGAAAGAATGGACACTCTACAAAGAAGTAGAGGGAATGAAGTACCCCCAAGAGGACTTGAACATCGAGAGACATTGGAGGATAATGGTAAGGTACGCATTGTGCAAGCACCAGAATGTTAAGGAGGCATCCAAGGAACTAGGGGTAACACCCCGCACAATATTCCGGCTCATCAACAGGTGGGATATTGAGTGGAGACTTCCAGATCTTGAGCCGTTGAAAAAAAAAACAGTGTAACATTTGTTAGTTAAATGTGGATACTGTAAATTTGAATCAATTAAATTTTATACTATGTCTAACACTTATCAGTTCAAAACAACGAACATCAAAGGCAAGCAGTACGTTGAGGTTAATCAACGTGTCATTGCATTCCGTACTCTATCAGAGTACAAAAATTTCTCATTGGAAACACAGGTGCTACACCTGGATCCAGAGTCATGTGTCATACAAGCAACCATATCAAACGCTGACGGAAACGTAGTGGCTCAAGGTATGGCGCAAGAGGACAAGAGTTCCTCTCGAATCAATCAAACCTCATACGTAGAGAATTGTGAAACGTCCGCTGTAGGTAGAGCCCTTGGGTTCTTAGGTATAGGGATAGAGACATCAATCGCTACGGCTGATGAGGTAGGCATGGCAATCGCTAAGGAAGGGGAGCCTGCACCCAAAAGTAAGGAAAGTCTCAACGAGATATTCAAGAAGTCAGTGGAGTACATCAAGGCAGGTAAGAACAAGCCTGATCGTAACACACGCTTCACTGCGATACAAGACAAATACAAAGGCACCATGACTGCTTCTCAGATTTCTAAGTTAGAGAAGTTAGTATGACTCATGGATGGTTTGAGTCTTTAGTAAAGAAGACAGGAAAGAAGTACCTATCGTACTCTTCAATCAAGCATGCACTGCAAGACATTGCGCTGTTTGAATTATATATGCAAGGCAAGTTGCGTAAGGAATCGGAGGCACTCACTTTTGGGAGTGCTTACGATTGTCTTTTGTTTGAGCCTCACAAGTTTGACAATCAGTTTCACGTCATGGATGACACTGAGATTATCAAAGAAGTCGGAGGCAAGAACCCTCGTGTCACGAAAGTGTACAAGGAATGGAAGGCTGAAGAAAAAACAAAAGCAAAAGACAAGACTGTTGTATCTATAGAGGACTACCAACAATGCATCGACATGATAACAAGGCTCGATGAATCGAAGGTGCTGAACATATACCTAGATGGCGACTATCAAGTAGAGTTCTTACAAGAACTTGAAATTGGCGGGGAGGTAGTTCCCTTCCGCGGTTTCCTTGACTGCCTCGGCAAAGGATTCATAGCAGACAGTAAGTCTTCTCGTAGCGTGAAGGGATTCCCGAGAGATGTACGTGTATTCGGATACGACATACAAGCATTCCTATACACACACGCATTCGGAGTAAAGGATTTCTATTGGGTAGTGCAGGAGAAAGCATACCCGTATTTACCAGCAGTATATAAAGCATCAGAGGAAACCCTTGACTCTGGTAGACGTAAAGTGGCTCGTGCCTTGAGCATAATCAAGGAACATTATGAGAATGACAAGCCATCGACTACGTTCTTTTTACAAGGGGAAATTTAATCAATCAATTGCTATGTCACAACAACAAAGCAAGGGAGTTTACATGGGATATGTAGGCGAACGCAAAGAGTTTGATAGTGGTGTTGTCAAGTACAACATCTCTTTCAAGGAAGATCAGTTGGATGAGATGAAGAAGTATCTAACGGGCGCAGGTAATGTGAACGTGGACTTCATCATTAAGACCGACGGAACTGCATTCACGAGTGTGTTCAACCCACGTGCAAACGGGGGAGCGAACACTCAAAGCCAAGCCGCTAAAGCAGTGGCTCAAGGCAACGACGGATTGCCGTTCTAAATTACTAATGTAAGGGAGGGGATTCAATCATGTTAAGCAAAACTCCCCTGTTCAAGGGCCCCTCCCTGCATTAATACTTTACATTATGAATGGAAACTTTGGAGATAAAAGAAAGACGGCTGGTGGTCAACACAGTGTGCGCACTTATAACATTAAATACAATAGACGAAAAAAAAGATGGCAACTAAACAAAGGAATAAACCCAATCTTCAGCGCGAAGCAGAAGGAGGACGTAGAGTGGTGGTACAAGGAAGTGATAACGAAGAACTGCGTGATATTCTAATCGCTGTATACGGTACACTGAAGCGTGGCTTTGGTAACAACATACTACTAAGCAATGCTGTATACGTTTCGAATGCAAAGACAGAGAGACAATACCCTATGGTAGTACATGGATCAGGACTACCCTTTCTCGTAGAGAAGCCTGGTGTTGGATTCAACGTAGATGTAGAACTATACTTAGTATCGGAGGATGAACTTAAACAATTGGATATGTTAGAAGGACACCCCGATTGGTATAAAAGAAAGAGACGAGGGGCGGTCACACCCGAAGGTGAAACGCTGTTGCCTTACATATATTTTGCACCCGATGAGTACTATCACAAATCAGAGACGCTTCATGAGTGCTACTAAATGTTTTGTTGAGATAGGTAGTTGTGATTTTAACACACTGAATGACCTAGGTAAGAATGGGTGGACAGGAGTTATCATTGAGCCGGTACAAGAGTACCTAAACAACTTAGAGAAGCACGATGGTGTAACGTACATGAACTGCGCGATTGATGTGAGTAGAGGCTCAAGACAGATGGATGTATTCAAGCAGTCTGTCATTGAAAAAGACAGAGACTTTGCGGGCATGAGTTCGTTCTCTGAGTACACTCTCAAGGGCAACAAGAACCTAGTGGAGTCAAGGTTAGTTGAATCAATTACCTATGACGACATGATAAAGGAGTCTGGTATAAGCCAGATCGACTTCTTAAAAATCGACACCGAAGGGCATGACTTGGTTATCCTTAATCAAGTTGCATACGAGGGTGCGTTGCGACCCAAACTGATTAAGGCAGAGCACAAGCACGTTGCAAATGGATGGGCATCCATGAGGGAATTACTTGAGAGCAGAGAGTACCTAGTCTATCAAGAGTTTGATGACGTGTATGCTATAGACATGCGCACCAGTTCTAGCAGAGATCCCTTCAAGAATCATTTCGAATTTAATCTGAAAGAATAATGGACAAGATATGTAAGAGCGCGTATCGCGCCAACATGTGCACTCTTGTACGCGCGCAAGTGGATGAGCAGTTAGAGAAATTAGCGACACTGCACACTTCGTTTGGTACTAAAGGTAAGGGTGATAAAAGAACAAAGAAGGAACTTAAGGAAGCAGAGGCTGTGCTGTACAGGGAAATCAAAAGGCTAGTGCCAGAGTATTACAAACGAATTATAATTGACAAGTAATGAATAAGTCTCAACTAAGAGAGATGAACAATACCTCTCTCAATAATAATGCGATACCAATGAAGAAACTGCAACCATTCAGAAGAAGTGATGGGCGGTTATTGGTTGGTCGCTACAAAGGTCAATCGCTCAAAGATGTACCTAGGTCATACATTACATGGATGCTCAACAACATTGAGTTGGACTCATCCTCTATTAGTTACTTGAGAAATGAAAAACTAATATGACTGAGTATCAAATAGAAAGAAGCATAGAGCAGAACGCTATAACCCTAGCGACCTCTGTGTTCTCGAAGATTAACCGAGCACACAAGGAAAGTTTAACAATGAGCAGAAGGGATAGAGAGTTAGTGGAAACTAGGCAGATGATATGGGCTTATCTAAAAGAGAACACAAGACTTACCATGTCCTATATGGGCAGTGTATTTAATAGACACCACAGTACCGTGATAGCAGGTCTAAGGGTGCATAACAAGAACATGGATGTGTTCAGCAATGGTAAGCCTATTAACCCCTTGTATGTAAGCAAGTATGAAGAGGGTTCAGTTATCCTGGATCAGGCGCTTGCCCACACACGTGAGAAGAATAAGTCCCTAGTGTACCGAGTAGTATTATACACCAACAACACTGAGACGTTAGATAAATATGAAATAGTAAATGTAACCAAGGTATGATTATATCAGACAAATTTAAGTTCATCTTCGTAAAGATTCCGAAGAACGCAAGCACCTCAATGGAGGAAGCACTGCTTAAACTAGACCCAGAGGCAATGGTCATGGATAATAATAGTCCACCATTTGGTCACGAGACAATGGCTACTATCAAAAAGATAGCCGGTGAAGATAGGTGGAACGAGTACTTTAAGTTTGGGTTTGTCAGAAATCCGGAGAGAAGATTTATATCACACTATGTATACAACTGCGATTACCACTACAGGAATAACCCCAGTGTTGCGTGGGTGTTTGACGAGACAGGCAACTTCCCTGCCCCGGAAGACAAAATAATAACAAGGGATATGCTCATGCAGTTTCATTTCTTTGACAAGTTCTGGAGTAAGCCCTACCTTAAGTATCAGCAGGTTGAATGGATGGAAGATGACATGTGGCTAGGCGTGGTTGAAAACATCGAGGAGGATTGGCAGTATGTTTGTGAGCGCATTGGAGAAACCATTCCGCTGTTTAAAACTAATGCTACCAACTCTAAGATCTGGAGTCTAGGCGATGAGGCCAAGAAGGTTTTTGAAATCTTGTATGAAGATGACATAAAAATGTACAACGACAGGATAGCATATGGAATGGGACTTAAGTGAGAAGCAACCTATACACTACTATAATGTAGACATTATATGGCAGACCAAGCGTGGCAAAAAAATGTATACCAATAAATGGAAAGGGCTAGAGTGTGTGAGCAGAGCGAAAGACCTTAAGGGTTTGAATAAGGATAAGAAAGCATTAGAATTTTTAGAGGGCCTTACAAAACTTACAGCCAAGAAACTAAACTTCAGAGTATACAAAATCAATAGCAAAGAGATAGTAGGGTACTCAGAGATTCACAAAGAAAAAGACTACGACAATGAGTTCAAGTGAGACAATCACAATGTTTCCGTCTGTAACGGATATAGATAACCCACATTACACAACACTAGATGAATCCCTCACACGTATACGTGAAGGAAAAAGTCAAGCCAAGGTCGAGCAAGTTAGAGCAGGCAATAAGGATGTAAAGAAAACCCTGCCTATCGCACTGTTCTCTGGTGTATTTGAAGGCAGAAGAGACAGCCAGATCCTGGGGCATAGCGGTATAATAGTATTGGACTTTGACCATATAGATGTAGAGGATTACAAGTCATTACTTGGCACCGATGATTACATACGTGCCTGTTGGACGTCTCCGAGTGGAGACGGATTGAAAGCACTTGTACAGGTTACAAATCCCGAGAGACACCGTGATCACTTCCGTGCGTTGCAAGCCTACTTCGATAGAACATATGGACTAGAGGTTGACCCTTCTGGAATAAATCTTTCGCGTGCTTGCTTTGAAAGTTATGACCCAGACCTTGTAAGTAATGAAGACCCTCATGTGTTTGGGCTAATGCTTTCAGAAGGCAGTGAGCATCAAGAGGTAGTACAGCGTGAGGCATACACCGACTACGAGAAGTTAGATATTGTAGTACACATGATACGCAAGGCTGATGATGGAGATAAACATCGTACGCTTTTACGTGCTTCCATATTGTGTGGTGGATACATCGCCGCAGGAAGGATGGAAGAGGACGAAGCACTGCGTGTTATGGAGCGTGAACTTGTACGTAGAGATGTACAAGACATAGACCTAGCACGTAAGACTATGGGTGACGGCATCAACCAGGGTAAGACCATGCCTATCCGTGAGATTATTGATGACGAGAACAAGATTAAAAGAGAGTTCCGTATCAACGATGGAGACATGTCTTTTATATCTTCGGATGCCACTGATCTGGAATGGATAAATGATTTCGCAACAGGTAAGATAGAGAAGGGACTTACCACCGGGCTAACAAACCTAGATAAGTACTACTTGTTTAAGAAAGAGTTTACTATTATCAATGGTCACAGTAATGTAGGTAAGACTACAATGGCCTTGTATCTAATGGTGACAGCATCTGTACTACACAATTGGAGATGGATTATATATTCTTCCGAGAACAGAACTGCCGCTGTTAAGATGAGGCTTATGGAGTTCTTAGTTGATGTACCTGTTAGTGACATGCACTATGAGGAAAGAGTAGCCGCATACAAGTGGGTGAACAAACATTTTACGATTATAAATAACAATCAAGTGTATAGTTACACCGACCTTATAGTATTCGCTGAGAAACTTATACGACAAGAGCCTTATGATGGTATACTGATTGACCCTTACAACTCATTGAAGACAACCATATCAAAGAACGCTCAACTATCTTCTCATGAGTATCACTACGAGGCCGCATCAGAACTACTCACCTTTAGTGTCAACAACAACATGGCAGTGTGGCTGAACACCCACTCGGTTACTGAGGCTCAAAGAATTAAAGGCCCCGATGGATTGCCTGTAGCACCGAGTGCTGCTATGACTGAGGGCGGCGGTAAGTTCGTGAATAGGGCCGATTCTTTCCTCACATTTCATAGAAAAACGCAGTCAAACGACTACGATATACGCCAACGTACAGAGATTCATGTGCGTAAACAACGTAACCAAGAGACCGGTGGTCAACCCACACCTTGGGATGATCCTGTGGTTCTTGAAATCAATAGTTCACGTACAGGTTTTAGGAATCTTGGTAGTAGTGAAAAAAGTTTTACTCCTTTAGCGTACAAGAACAGTAGTTTAGACTTATATTAGAGGGTGGATGAAGTCACCGAAATCAAATTGGAGTTACCAAAGCCGCCTTCGCTTAATCAATTTTACAGTGGGAGGCATTACGCGGTACGCTCAAAGTACAAAAAAACTTACTGGGAAAAAATCCAAAAGGTTCTTGAAGGATTTGATAAGTGGCACATGGAGTCTATGTCTATTCATGTTTACTACAATTGCCGTTATGATGTTGATAACGCTATTTGTTGCAGTAAATTTCTTGCTGATTATCTACGAAACAATGGTTATATTGATGACGATAGTCCTAGATTTTTCACATCACAGTCTACGCATTACGACGGGACGGTGGCCAAGGACACCTTTGTAGCAAAAATAAAAGCGCATGGATACGAAACTATTAAGTAAAGTTTATTTCCTGGCGACTGCAAGAATGCAGGAAGCAGCCATAGAGTTGTACGAAGACCTACACACAAACAGTGGTGAGGCTCGTACCGATGCTGAACGTCTGCATAACACCATACGAAAGCATAAGAGAAGCATAGATACAGAATTTGATTTAATAAGAGCCGCATTGTTAGAGCATTATGATGACGCTGATTTATCTTGACGGCCTAAATGGTATCAACTATCACCGGCTAATGACACCCTTCCTTAGACTTAAGGAAGAGGAGGATCTGGAGATACACTTTATAGAAAACTTTAATGACCTTAAAGAGTTCGACCTTTCAAAGGTCAAGAACCTTGTAGGGTCAAGAAGGTTTAGCGTCTCCAATCATAAAGCATTCAAGCAGTATCTGGTAGACAATGATGTCAAACTTATATTAGACAACGATGACTATTGGAAACTACCAAAGGATAATCCTGCTTACGAATACTACAAGAACCATCAGTCAAAAGATATCAAGGCGAGTATACTCATAGCCGATGAGATTTGGAGTCCCTCTGCGTTTCTTGTAGAGATAATGAAAGACATAAACCCTTCCGCTGTATACCGGGTGATACCGAATACCATACATCAAAAGGAGGAGCAATGGATTGATTGGGAAAAGGATATGCCTAAAGACTACAAGGTTCGCTTTGGATATCTCGGAGCCAATGGACATCAAAAAGATTTAGAGCAGATGGGTATGACGTTTGAAGACCATGAGTTATATTGCATGGGTCTGATGGACTATCCAGAAAAGTTAAAAGCAAAGTATAGAATGAACCCTGTGGATATTACTCAGTACGCTAAGTTGTACAAGTTCTTCGATGTCTCCCTTAGCCCCTTGAAGGACTCCAAGTTCAACAAAAGCAAGTCTGAATTAAAAGTAGTTGAAGCAGGGTTCACTCGTACTGCAATCATAGCATCAAACGTAACGCCATATAAGGAGGTTATAAAGCACGGAGAGACAGGCATCCTGTGTGACACACCACAAGAATGGAAGGAGGCCGTAGAGGGCATGACATTACCCAAGGCTATGAGGCTTGGTAAGAATCTTTACGAGTATTGTAAAGAGCATTATGATTTGTCTACCATAAATAAACTGCGGCTTGAAGGACTCTCATGAAAGACCAGATCCCATCATACCTAAAAGAATATGCCAATGACCTTACGTTAAGAAGGATTGATGCTAATCGCAGAAGGTATAAGGGTACTCACAAACAGAGAAAGGGTACAAAGCAATCAGTATTATTGGGAGAAGTATCAAGAGAGTATTACACAGAGTACATAGGCATACTTGGTGAGTTGCTTATCCGTCATTACTTTGAGGTTACACCAGAGGTAACTAGATATACAGTGTCTACGCTGTTAAAAGAAACAAAGAATGTTACTGATGACCCAGACATTATAGTAGAGTCAACAAAGATTAAGTACGGACTTAGTGTAAAGACTTGTGAGAAAACATTCAAGGCTAACAAGAGAGCGATGGATAAAGAAGAGTCCGACATAGTACTCTTCATCTTGTTTACATCACCAGACGAATATCTATTTGCCGATTTCACACCCGACGATGTAAGGCTCTGGGATGTAAGGCACGCATACTCACCCTATTACGAAATGAAACCTCTATAGATACGTTTTGTATCTTCGATGCTCCCACAATTTCGTGGGTTACAAACAATTATTTATCGCTCATTATGGAAGACTTCGACAAATTCGTAGCAGAACTTGAATCGGCTGAACAACCGACTTGTAACACCTTAAACCCGGAAGACTGCGAAGCGTGTGGCTCCTGATCAGGAGATTAATTTCTTACGTAAGAAAAGCACAGATAGAAGAAGCAACAGTAAGTAAAAAGAAAACTTGTAAACCTTGTTGTACCACCTGTCGCTGTCCTTCATAACGATGGACGGGACAGGTACTTCTATCACCTGTACAATAGTATCACTTTCGCAAATTGCGTCTACCATAATGGTGTCAAACGAACGCACGATGTTAACCTTAAGTCTATCCTTAGTGATGGTAATGGTGTCCCGCTGTTGAAGAGTTATGGTATCACGCACCGAGACCGGTGCAGTTACAATCGTATCCGTAACAACAACCGTGTCTTTCCTTAGTACGCTGGGGTCTTTCTTGATTGCTTTTCTTAGGTGCCACTGCGCGCTGCAACTGCTCAATGATAGCACTATTATTAATAAGGATAGCCATTTCATTTATCTCAACTGATAGTTAACACCCGCTCTTAGGTTGAATATATTTCTGTCCCAATACTTCATGTACTCGACCTCTGTAAAAAAGCCCCAACGCTTTCCTGGTTTCCATCCAAAGACAAGACCTGTACTGTAGTCAACCCATTGATTCCCATCTACGTAGTTGCTATAAGAAAACTCTTCTTTGTCACCTACGTGCATGTGGTAAGGAAGAATGTTTAACCAAGAGTGTATCCAAAAGTCATCCTCATAGTGATAATAGTCTACCCCAATTATCGCAGACACAGACTGAATAAGACCAACACTATCTATGCTAAGTTTGTTGAATTCATTTACGATACCAGGGTAGATATATCTGCGGAAGTCTTCATCGGTATCAGCAACCTTCTCCCCTTCTGGGTCTAACCAGAACCAGTCGCCGTTATCTATCTCATCATCATTGTCGTAATCAATGCCATAGTAGACGTCTTCATAACCCATGTTGCGTACTAAGTCCCACCAAGGGTTGTGTGCTAAGAAGTCTGCTATTGGATTATATCCATATGACCTGTGTAAACGCCCGGCAACACCTGCTGAAAAATCTAACTCACCTATATGTAATCTTAGTCTTGATTCTACTTGCGTATAATTCAAATCAACAAGCCCTTGACTATAGTACTCGCCCTTTACCATAAAGTATTTAGCAAGGTATCTAAGGAAGTATCTTTGGTTTACGTATGCTGACCCTTGCTGACGACCCACGTCGTACTGAGCAAGGTATTCAAGTCCCTTCACAGAACCAACTGTAGCAGACAACGCTGTTGTAGACTCTGTTTGTCCGTCATAGAACCTGTTCTGTCTGTTCTCATAGTCATACCGAGCAACCCTACGTATACCAATAGTTGCTTTGTAGTCGAATGGATTCTCAATTGTAATGTCTTGAAGTTCTCCGCCCTGAGTAACGAAGTATTCTTTTTGAGCAGGCATAGGTGATGAAGCGAATGCACTTGTGTAAACAGTAGCATACTTAAATACACCCCCAATTTTTTGAGCGTGCAGCAACATAGAACTCATTAAGAAAAAAGTAATCAGTATGTTTCTCATTAGAATTTGATTGCGCCGGTTAGTTCATCAATACTCTCCTGTATATCCTTATGTGTTACGGAAAGGTTTAATGAAAGACCTGGCTCCCACCGCTGTATCTCCTCACCATTTTGGTAAAGGACTATGGTAGGAACAGATTTTATCTTCCCGTATTCTTTTACATCAGTCTCGTCTATCCATGCGTTGATAACACGGGCATCACTTATTTTTTTTAATGGTACGCTGTTGGTTGAATTAAACTCAGCGTTATAATGCACTACCACCAATCCCCTGGTCGGCACCTTGAAGGCACACAGTAAGGTGAATGCTATGGCGAGTGCAACCTTTTTCATTTCATCTCGAAGAGGCGCTCTTCTATTTTGTCTAATTGCTTTTTGATGTCATCAACATCCGACTTGGTGTTCATGATCGTGGTCCGTATCAACTCATCTTTTAAGTCATACTCTGTTCGGCCAATAACAGGTGCTGGTAATTCTTTTGCATCCTGTACCTCAGCCTTTAGGTCAAAGTATCCCAGACTAACTATTACTGCCCCGCCGATAATCATACCAACGGTCTTTAGTGATAGACCTACTACCGTGTCTTCTGATATCTCTTTATTTATCGCCACCGGACTTAGAAAATTTTTCTAATCCAGCAATTCCAAAACAGCCAATTGTGACGTACACAAAAGAGTTGTAGACACCTTCATTGATTACTAAATCTTTTCCGAACGCACCAGTGATAAGGTCAAGAGCCATTACCAAAACCATTACAGCAAAAGAAATTGCACCAAGAATACTCTTCTCGTTCCAGTCGTTGCTGTCCTTAAATATTTGTTTCCACTTCATTATACAAAAATAAGATTCTGATTGTTATTCGCGAAGGCTGAGTTAATCTGGTAACTCCATGTCATACAGGATGTAATCTAATTCTGCTGGGCTACGACCGAACTTCCTACGCACTTGATTCTCAAACTTATCAATAAGATCATAGTTGTCTTTTGCCTCACCATAAGTCACCCCATACTGATAAGCCTGCTTAACCTCATCGAGATGCGCCTTGCGTACAGTTCTTCTACTTTCAGGAATATCTTCCCACTTCTCTCTAAAGTTTTTGTCTTTGAGATTCCAACCAAATTGACTGGCGATATTAACTGGGTAGTCTCTAAAGAATATATTAGTACCCAATTGAAGTGCATTCAAAGGTTCTAACTCTGGATCACGCCCTTCTTTTTCTGCATCTTGTATTTCCTTTGCTCTCTTTCTTAGAGTACGCTCAATAAAAGCAATGTTCGGTGGTATAAATACTTCTTTTAAAACATAGGTGCCAGTCGTCTTATCCCAGTCTAAGTAAGAAGAAGGGATCAAGTGTCTGTAAAACCAGTTTAGATCATCGCTGTTTCTTATCGGTTGTCCGTATTGGTTTTCTCCTTTGGCTAAATTAAACACAAGTTTAACCGCCATGTTAGGATCTTTAAAGTCTGACAGTATCTCATTGATTTGAGTGAGCCTATTTATTCCGTCACGACCATATATCAATCCCTGTATCTCATCGTAAGGATCTTCTGAACTCATGTTTACAAAACGAATCTCACCATTCTTATTCATTTCAATAGGGACAATGTTAGCGCCCTGCATCCACGGGGGGAGTATCATGTTAACACCTCTTGCTGTTGCTGCTAATTCTTGCTCATCTTCATCTTCTTTCCCCGTGAGACTGCGAACAAGTTCACCAATCATTGTGTAACCAACAGCAGACATACCTGCCAGTGCTGATCCAGTAACCAATGCTTTCGTACCGTCAAGGATGTATGCTTTCTTTTGCGATGGTGTTAAACTTTCATTAGTTGCACCCTCTCTTATATCACTTACTGCATTTTGGTATACAGCAAGAAAACTACGGAACGACTCCAGTCTAAACGAAAGGAAATCCCCAAAAGGACTCTGCATAAGACCCCTGAAAGCAGGGTGTATACGTGACATCGTCGGGAAGTTTTGTTTTATTCTCTCCGCTGTCATCTCGTTTACTTCGTTTTGCTCTTGAGGATTTAACTCACTGAATGGTTTGCCTTCTGGGTTAGAGGCTAAACGCTTCGCAAAGTTTTCTCTCTTAGCAAGGAAGCCTACTAATTTAGTATAGTCATCTATCGCACCGTACTGATATGCTAAGTCTTTTGATTTTTGTTTCATCCAGCCCCATGCTTTATTGGGGTTCTCTCCACTCATCTGAGAATAGAAAGAATTATTGATGTTGTCAAACATAGCCAGGCTAATAGAACTACCAAATAGTCCGTACTTAGCCGCTGTCTCAAAGTGCTCTTGTATTTGGGGATCAGTATATTCCCCATCTTTCATTTTCTTTAATCGTGTTCTTAGATCCTTTATAATATTATAGCCACCTAAGTTTTCACCAATAGGAAGTATTCCATTAAGCCCCAGGAAATACCAACCACCCATGATGTTCTTTCTCCAGGTAGGCAGGTTATAGAGTACCCGTGTTCTACGCATCTGCAATAGGATACCATAGTAGATTCGCATACCCTGGTTCTTCGCAGCATACAGTGGCGTCATCTTTAACGCTTCTACAAAATCATTATTAATAGACTGACCTTTAAGAGGTGAGTTATTATCTTGAACTGATGTATAGTTTTCTCTAAAGTAAATCTCTATAGCATCACTTAATTTTTGGAACTCATTAAAATTAGTTGGCTCAATTACCTTGTCGACTTTACCCTCGACAAACATTACTTTAGTTTGGTAGTCTTTTTCTTTATACTCAATTCCTATTCTGTCATAGAAATCTGTAAGCGACTCGTCTCTTCTTTTTAAGCCCAAGCCTTCTGCCAAATATATCAGTTCTTTTTGCGCTCGTGCAGAGACCTCATTGATGTCATTCATGAATACCGGCAACGTATCTCCTTTAGCATCTAACAAATAGATTCCATTCATGATCGCATCAGCAATAGCCTTAGTAACAATTATGTCACCTGTGCCTGCGTTTTGCCCCGCCTTGTTTACTCTTGAAACTAATCCATACTGCCCATAGATATTGGCTAAGTTGTTTACAGTGGTAGTAAACTTTATAAATGGATTTCTTTCCTCACCTAAGAATGTTCTTAATTCAACCGGTAGATCCTGCTTACCCTTAAAGGATTTAGTAGGCACTCTGAGGCCACCTAAACTGGTGTCTTTAACAAAACCATTGTCAGCATTGTTAATGTTTTGACGAGACGTTATCTGTATGTCTTTGATGTATTTTCTTACCTGAGCCTGAATTGCAGGGGCTTCAACTTTGTCTATATAAGCGAAAAGTCCTTCGTCTGTATCCCAACGTAAATTTTGCGCTTGTATTTTTTCAGCAAGAAATGCTGCATCTATTTCTTCTTGTATCTGAGATAAATCTTTTTCAGAAAATGCTTTAAGGTTATCTGTCGCTGTTACAACCGCCGAGGTGTTACCCTCTTTGGAAATATCTTTTATCCCCTTGTTTAAGGACTTCTTCTTAGCCTCTACATATTTTTTAACATCATCTGGTTTACGCGGATCAAGTTTCATTTCCCGCATTTCAGCCAAGACTTTCATCCCTTCTGGAGCAAGAGTTAATTGATCGGTTAACTCTATAAACTTATCTTCCAAGGCTTCCAGTACCATTACCTGCTCTGCCGCTTTCCCTAACTCACTATCAAACTTAAAATCAGGATCGGTAAACGCACGATAAGTTGTGGTGCCATAGAACTGGGAATTATCTTTTATGATATCTATCAACTCATCAGGGAGTATATCAAACATAGGGTCAGACTCAAACTGTCCCTGGTAAAAATCTCTGATTTGTTTCATGATACTTACTTCCTGAGCAAGTGTCTCATTAATCTCTTTTAATCTTGCAATCCCTTCGTCCCTGGTCTTCTGATCTTCACCAAACAAGAATGCATCTGAAGCCTCATAGACTTCATCACGCTGTTCTGGTGTCATCTTATCAGTAATCTTTCTGACACTTTTAAGTCTATTGGCAAGGTTCTTTAGATATGGTATGTTAGCAGACTGTTTGAATTCCATCGCAGACAGAACCTCTCCTCTAACTTTTCTAAGACCAGTGTTTAATTTTTTTTCTAATGCTCTTGTAGCACTGCTTGTCTTGTCCTTTATACTTTTTAAAAGTTTTTCTACAGGATCAAGTGTTCGGTTATAGTTTTCAGGATCAGGTAGACTCGCAGCATTTCGTGCTTCAGTAAGACTAACTACTTCACCATCAGGCCCAAACCTTACGTCTTGCCTTGTTCTTTGGAAACGCTCTGTTCTTAAAGAAGCAGGCTGTGAAACTTCTCTAACATCAGCACCAAGACGCATAGCCTCAGTCGTTCCTTTTAAATAGTTGGCAAGATCTTGAGCAAGAACAGCATCGTTTAATTCTTGAAACTTGACACGTCCTCCTGTAACCTTTTGAATAATCTTACCTATAAAGGCTTTAAGTTGTTCTAAAAAAGAAGGAGCAAACTTAATATTCTTATTTGCAAGAAGTCCAGACAACTGAACCATGAACTCCTCAGAAGGTAGTGTACCAGTAACATCATCTGCATCTGCGTATCTTTTTGCAAAATCATTTAATTGCTTTACATCTGACTCTGCGAGTTGTCGAATCACTAACTTTCTTAACTGATTGTAATCAGATAGGTTCTCCCCAAAATGTTGATTTAAAACATTGTGAAAGATTTCATGATACGCTGTTTGAATCCCCGTAAACTTCTCACCTGGTCCACGGCCTTGAGCCTCGCCATAAAGAGAACTTTCCACTGGTACTTCTAATGCTATTCTACCTACATTTTTTTGCCCCCTATCACGAGCAGTCATACCAGCACTTCTTTGTCCTGGCTTGTCTCTTCCAAATCCAGTACGTTCAAGTGCATTTTGATACCCCTCTCTACCGAAGCCAATAACAAACATCTTTGCTTCGGGAATTGACTTGCGATATGACTCTGAAGCAAGAATCATATTTTCTAAATACTCTCTTTCCCCGGCTCTGAACTCACCCTCATCTAAAGCACGACGTAAAGCAGCAGCATCATTAGGGTCATAAAGATTAAGGCTTTGACCATCTCTATCTTTTATATTTAAGAAAGATGATGAGCGCTCAGTTGCTTCCCCTTCAATTAATTCTCCTTGCGTTTGCCCTTCTTCTTCACGCGCTTGAAGTATTCCACTAACTGTAACCGGCGTTGCGCTTCCTTCAGTGTCGGGTACGTCCCCAAGTTCTTGCCTTGCTTCGATGTCACCCTGTACTTCTTGCCCACTTGCTTGATCATTGCTTGTTGTTTTTCCGGTTATTGTTTCTTTAATCTCAGCCTTTAGTTTTTTATTTTCTTCACGTAGAACATTTGAAAGTTCAGGGTTGGCTCCTTGAGCAGAGATTGTTTCGTCGTTGACCATTACCATAGCCAACTTTGCCTTTACTTGATTTCGAGTTTCTTCATCAAGGGCTAAGTAGTTCTCAGAAAGGTCAGCCTTTAGATCATACTTCTTATCTCTAAGTTCTCTAAGTTTTTGTTTCTTAACACGGGCTTCATTTTTATCTACTGGTGTTACAGCCTCAAGTTCTTCTATCTCTGTATTTAGTTTAGACATCTCCGGTATAGCATCTACCGCATTGCTGGCCTCTACTACATCGCTTTGCTTCTCCTTAGCCTTTATGTTGTCAGCATACTTTAACTCTCCTGGAGTAGCGTTTATACGACCCGCAAGGTTGTATGCCATCACAGGAGCAGCAGGACCTAACTCAGCAAATGCTTCAAGAGCAATGTCACGAGGACGTATCTTTTCACCTGCAACCAACTGCCCAGACAGTTCTCCACCAGCACCAAGTGCACCTTGAGTTAATGTTTCTGCTGCTAAAATCTTAGCGGCTCTGTTTGTTGCTGATTTTGATATGTTTTTTACAACGGTTGTACCAACCTTACCACCAACACCACCTGAAATAGCATCGAATACTGCAATAGGAATACCCCTCTTCAGTCCTTTCTCGCGAGCACGATCCATGAGTTCTTCATCCTCAAATGCAAATGCTAATTGATCACCGTCTGTAACATTCACACCTTCTTCACGGATAACGTCCATCAAAGAGTGAGCATACTCAATTGCTAAAGATGATGCGCCAAAGAAACCAGAGACAGCACCAGTACCTGCACCAACCGCTGTTCCTATCCCTGGCACAACAGATCCTACTCCTGCTCCAGTACCGGCTCCAGTCGCTGCTCCAGCAAGACCAGCCTCTATTCCAGTTGCCATTGATATTAAAGATTCAGGTATAGCACGAATTACATCACCAGCAAAATCAAAAACAGGGTTTTCCTCACCTGTTTTCTTTACTCCGTCTCGTTGCATGATACTATTTAGGTAGGCGATATTCTCCCAATTCATGTATCCGGTTGCCTCACCCTTTGCTATTTCAGCAGCAAGGCGTCCTGAAGCCGCACCTCTATTCCATAGGCGACCAAGCATGTTAGGATTATCATCAATGATAATACCCATGCCTTCTTCGCGTGGATCATCCCATACACGAGAGTCTAAAGTTTTATAGTAGTCCTTTGCTAAGGTTACGAATTCAGGGTCGTCCTGAAACTCTTGCTCAATTTGAGAAAGATTTACACCACGATCGTATGCATCTGATAAAGATGTAAGACCTTCCTGTAAAAGAAATCCAGAGTTAGAGTCGACTGCTGTAGAAGGAGATGCCATAGTATCTTGAACCGATTCTGATTCTGATACCACGAGATCTCCTGCCTGTGAACCTTCGGAAGAGTCTTTTTTTTTTAAAAAGAAATCTTCTGCAACTTGTAATGCACCCTGTTCTACATTAGGATCATCATTTAGAGCCTGTTGAATTTGCTCCAGTGTAACACCACGATCGTAAGCCGTTTGCAATACTGATAGTAAGTCTTGATCTTCCATTTATATATATTAATTAATCAACAAAGAATTTCTCATCTATAAACTCTGAGTCAGCAAAATTATCACGCATTTCATCTTTAACTATGTCGCCTATAGCAATACCCAGTCTTTGACCACGAGGCAGAGAACCACGCTCATATTTTTCTTGTAGCCTTTTTACTAATTCATCTTGATATTTACCTATCGCATTCGCTTTACCTTCTGGACTAAGACGATCAAATCCTGTCATCCCCATCACTTCAAACTCAGCATTGTCATAGGCGCCAAGCCTAATTTGATTCTCTTCGGTTTCTTTTTCTTCTTTATCTTTATTGGCTTCCGCCTGTTTCTTCCTATTAAAACCTGAACGCTCATCAGAAAGTATTAACTCCGTAAAGGGTTTTGCTAACCTACCTTTTGCAGAACCCAATAAACGATCCCACTCTTTTTGACCACCAAAGTTTTCTTCTATGTATTTTCGTTCTGCTAAATCCAGAGCAACTCTACTGGCATCATTTCTGGTCATGATGCCACCAAGGTCTAATCCCTCTGGTAAAACTAATGACGCTTCTTCAACAGGTGTTTTAGTAGGTATTCCCTCTCCATCTATTCCTGTCATTCTTGACGGTATTCCTCCAATTGCGCCCTGCGCAACAGGCATAATAACCTGCTCTTCTGTGACAGAAGAAACTTGGTTCTTCGTAGGGAAGATATTCTCTGTCCAGTATGCTGACATACCTTCAAGGTCACTACTTATTCTGTCTACTGCTTTTTGTCCTCCTTTGATTCCTTCATTTTTGATATCCTCAAAATCAACAATAGTTCTTACAGTCTTTTTCTTTCCAGCAACTTCTTGATTAAAACGAAGAGACACTAACTTTTCTCCGTTTGGACCTATAGCAAGAGACTCTACAGTGTATACATTGTTATCTCCTTTTCTACTTACAATAGTAGGTTGACTATAACTTACGTTTTTAAAGAGGTCAGTTTGAGCCTGGG